TCCGGCCGGCTGGCCGCGGGCCAGCACCGCCGCTGCGGTGCCGCCCCGTGGCCGCCGGTCAGAAGTCCTCGAACACCGCGGCGTGGCCGTCCCGGTGAACGGTCGCCCAGGCCACCGTGCCGGGCTGGCCGCCGAGCGCGGCGCGGGCGACGTCGCTCGCGGCATTCCGGGCCCAGCTGTAGCTAGGCACCTCGGCCCCGTCCTCGACATCGAACCGGTTGACGCCGATGAACACGGCACCGGCCACAGTCCGGACCTCTTGGCCGGCCGTCCACCAGCCGTGCGCCTTGCCCGGCTGAATCATGGGGATCGCCGCCAGGTCGGCCCGCGGCTCCGCGTCGAGCAGGGCCCGCGCGTGCCGCACGGCGGCCTCGCTGGGTTGCCACCGTGCCCGCATGTCCTCTTCGGGGCTGAGCGCAGCGCCCTTCGGCCCGTACAGCCAATCCGGCCTGGTCGCAGTCATGGTGTTTCCTTCCGTGTTCGCTCGGGTGGGGGCGCGCGGGCCCGGTCAGGCCCGCGCCGGGCACAGGGCGTCGACCAGCTGGCTGACTATCGCCGACTTCCGGCCGCGCCGGACCTCGACCCGGGTCGCCTGGGCGACCGCGCGGAGGTCAGCCACCGTCAGGCCGCCCAGGACCTCGCGGATCGCCTCGGCACCGGAGATCCCGCCGACCTTGACCAGCTGCCGGGCGCTGCGGGCGACGGCCAGCGCGGTCCGGTAGGGGTGGTTCTCGGGGAGGAAGGCTGCGAGGCCGGTGAGGAAGGCGAGACGGATCATGGCTGGCTCCTGATGTGTGGGGGGCCGGTAACTCCCGGCAGATATGACTAAGTTACCGTGCCATTAAAACTTAGTCAAGTCAGATATAGCAAAGAATCTAAGAAAATTTGTCTTGCCTGGTCAGAGGGCATAAAAAAGAGCCTGCCCGGCATCATCTGCCTGGCAGGCTCTCCCCGGCCGTCTCTGGCCGTCTCTGTCTCTCGGATGTCTTCCGCTGGCCTCCCGGCTTACCGGTCCGCACTGGCCGTCCTGGGCCGTTTCCGGCCGCCCGGACCGCTGGCAGGTGCCTTAGACCGTGCCGGCCGCTTAGCCGCCGGCCGTCCGGCCGCAGCCTCAGCTGCCCCGGCCTGCGCCGCCGCGTACGCCACCTCTGCCTGCTCCTGAGTGACCGGCTCGCCGCAATGCGGGCAGGGGAACGGGAACGGCGACATGATCCGGTCCCGGCTGTCCGCGCGCCCGCCAGCCGGCCGGCCGCCACCCTTGCCCTTGCCCGGCCGCGCAGCATCCCACGCCCGGAAAGCACCCATCGTCCACGTCGGCGTCTGCCCGAGCCGCGTCGGCGAAGCCGCGGGCATGTCGCCCGGCCGCTCGTCAGGGGTGCCGCGCCGCGCGTCCGACCTGGCCTTCACCGACAGAACCGACGTGTGCTTCACACCGCCCTGTAGGTGCGCCCACACGACCGGCGTGATGAGCACGTCGTCCGCGAGGTCGTCCAGGTTCTCGGGCAGCTCCTCCGGAACGGCAACTAGGTCAATGTTCATATGATCAGGATACGGGGAAACCCTCAGCGAGGAAACCTCGCTGAGGGCGCCCGTCGCGCTGGCCGCCATCATGCCGCCTGAAGGATCTCGTACACGCCCTGCTTCAGGTTCGCGTAGTCGGTGCTCAGGGTTCGCCTGGCACGCACCAGCTCCGGGTCGGCGCCCTTCCGTGCCTGCACCGGGGCCATCCAGTCCAGGTACTCCACGGCCGCCTGGTAGGCACCCCACTTGGTGTTCCGGATCGCGGCCTGCGTCTCGGACTCGCGGAACAGCCACCGCAGCGAGCCGACCTCCTCCTCCCACGCCGTGACCTGCTTCGGCGTCGCGTCGTCTCCCGGCCGCTCGCCGCACATCTCGATCATGAACTTCTCGAACTGGGCGTCGGTGAACGTCTCGTTGATCATCCGGTCGGCCTCGTCCTGCAAGGCGTCGACGTACTCCATGGACAGAGCCAGGGCCTTACGGGCCTCCGCGACCGCACCGTCCCGCATCCCGGCCGTGTGCCGGATCTTGAAGGTCGACTTCGCGGACGCTATGTGAAGGTCCTGGGTGTTCTTGCAGACAATCCGGACCGCGCCGACCGACAGCACCAGGCACTTTCTACCGGTGTGGTTGTTGTGCGCCGCGAGGAAGAGATCCATGGCGTCGACCCCGCCGACCTTGATCGCTTCGGGCAGGCGCATCGTGACGAACACGTCCTGGCCGTCGCTCAGCGACCCGGCGGTCTCGAAGCCCGCGCCGGACTCATAGCTCACCGCGTCAAGGAAGTCGGTCATCTCCTCGTTCTGAAACGGATCCCACACCTTGCCGACCGTGCCGTTGACGAGCAGCTGCGGCTTACTGGTGACGGGATTGGTGCGCCACACGGCATAGGTGTCGGGGACGGTCAGCGTGACCGGGCCGTTGCCGAAGTTGTCGGTCGAGGTGATCGGCTGCTTGCGCACGTCCCACCCGGCGAGCTTCGCCGCGGTGAGCGTCTGCTCCGCGGTCATGGCGTCCTGGTCCTCGAAGATCGTTCCGAGCCGGTGCCAGGCCGGCTTGCGGGCCGCCGCGAATCCGGCGCTGCCGTCCTCGAAGATTTCCACTGCGTCGGGCATTTACTGTCTCCTCTTGCCTGTGGCCCGGGGCCGTTCCCCTGTGCCGATATGACTAAGTTATCGTGCCACATAAACCTAGTCAAGTCAGATACAGCAAAGAATCTAAAAACTTTGTCTTGCCTGATCAGTGGCTAGACAGATCGGGCCGTCCCTGGCCTCTGGGCCGTCCCTGGGCCGCCCCTTGGCCTCTGGGCCGTCCCTGGCCTCTGGGCCGTCCCTGGGCCGCCCCTTGGCCTCTGGGCCGTCCCTGGCCTCTGGGCCGTCCCTAGGCCGTCCCTGGCCTCTGGGCCGTCCCTGGGCCGCTGGGCCGCTGGGCCGTCCCAGCTGGCCAGCTGGGCACCGACCAGGCCGCCGCCAACTGCCCACCGCGCGCCGCCCGCGCACACGAAAATCGCCCCGGCAGGCAGCCCGCCGGGGCGATCCGAGAGGGGAAGCGATTCAGGTCAGGGCCTTCTGGCCGCTCGCGTCGACCGAAGTGCCGCCCATGGTGGCCCGCCGGCCAGCCGCAGCACCCGCACCGTAAGCGGAGTAGTCGAACCGCCGGGCGCGGCTCTTGACCCGGTTCGGGAACTCGGCGTCGAAAGCCTTGATCACGGCCAGCTCGCGGCTGGCCAGGACCAGGGAAGCCCCGCCGTCGCTGGTGCTGTCCGCATCGCCCTTGGCCGCGCGGCGGGCCTCCTCGCAGCGCACGGCCACCGCGTCGATGAAACCGAGCATCCAGCCCTTGCGCTTTTCGTGGTCGCCGTCGACCTTGATGACACCGGAGACCATCTGGAGTCCGAGCGAGACGTACAGCACCTCGGCGGCGGCAATGTCGGACGGGTAGCCGACCACGCTCAGCTCATGGTCGCCGTTGGTGCGGATGCACTGGCAGCCCATGCTCCGCATCAGCACAGACAGGAGACGCTGGTCGAGCGCGGGGAAGTCGGAGTCGATCCCGAACTCCTTGAGCACCATCTCGTCGGCGTGCCCGGCCGGCCTGTTCGCCGATGCCATGGCCATGTCGATCCCGTACTTGGCCGCGAGCCTGGCCGCCATCCGGTTTGCCTGCTCACGCTCGCCTTCGGTGGCACCCTCGTCCTGGGCCAGGAGGAGCGCCTTGCGGATCCTTTCGAGGTTCGGGTCCGCGGCCTGGTCGGCTTCGGTACGGACACTGGTCATTGGGTTCCCCTCTCGGATGTGGCCGGGGGCCGTGTTCCCCCGTGCCGATATGACTAAGTTACCGTGCCGCCAAAACTTAGTCAATATAAATAGGACAAAGAATCTCAGGAAACTTTGTCCTGCCTGATCAGAGGCACAAAAAAGCCTGCCCGGTGCCGTCTACCGGGCAGGCTGGGCCGTCCCTAGCTGTCTGTCAGCTGTGCCGTGGGAGTGCCGGCCGCAGTGCCCTCCGCAGGGCCGTAGTGACCGTCCTAGGCCGTTCCCGACCGTCTAGGGCCTCCGGTCCGGGCCGGCCGCTAGTGCCCTGTGCCAGCTGCACAGCCGTAGCCAGCCTTACCGCCCAATCTGCCGACACATGATTCAGGTGCAGCGTCGTCTCGCCGTCGTAGGCGACTTCGATCGCGCTGGCGAGCCCGAGCCCTCGCGGATGGATGCTCACGCTGTTCCACGTGTGGCCCGTTCCCGTCCACGAATCCGGGAATGCCGCCCGTATCGATTCCACTACCTCATCCCGGCGTGCCAGCTGAGCGATCTCGGAGGCGACTTCACTACGGGCGCGGTCAAGGAGCGGTTCGTACCGGGGCAGTAGCCGTCCTTTGATGTCCCCGGCGATCCCTCGCGCGGGCCGGTCCGGGCTGACCGTGATCTCGGGCCGGTGATCGCCGTACGGCAGGCCGCGCCACTCAGGCGGATAGACCCCGTGTATCAGCAGGCGCCCGCGCGTTCTGTGTGATTGCAGGATGAACACTCCACGGCCGTCCTTATGCCGGATGAACGCTGCCCGGCAATGCGCGCCCGGCGAGGCCTTCCAGCCGTCGCCCAGCTCCTTCGCGGTGGCCGCCGCGACCGCATGGACGTCGGTCATGCCGCCACCGCCGCGATGTGCTGGTCAAGGTCGGCGAGCAGGTTGTTCACGGCCTCGACCGCTTCGGCCAGGACCGCCAGGGCCGCGTCTGCACCCACCGTGCAGGGCTCGCCGATGTTGACGAAGGCCTTCGCGTAGGACACGAGTGACAGCCGTACGGAACTGGCGACCTCCGCGATGTACCGGTAGGCCAGTGTGCCAGCGCGGTCATGCTCGAAGATCATGCCGATGCCGTCGCCGTAGGCCCGGACGGGCAGCTCGATCACACCCGCATGGACGGCCTTGTGCACGAGCGCGGCGATGTCGCCGGGCTCCTGGTAGTCCGCGCGCCAATCCGCCTGGACGTCCGGGAGCTGCCGGAAGTCGTCGGCGTCGTCGTACCGGCCCTCGTTGTACTGCTGGATCCCGCGGTCAAGCCAGGCGCGGGCCTTGGCCTCGTCGAAGACGAACGTCGCGCCGGCCGTAACGGTGAGCATGCTGGTTCCTTCCAGGGGGAGTGGTTGCGGGACTACTGGGCGGTTCGCCAGAGCGCGCCAGGGGCACGCCGCTGGCCAGCTGCCAGGAGCCAGACGGAGATCAGGCGGCCGCCTGCTGGCGGGAGCGCCGCTGCCATTCGGTGTAGGTCCAGCGGCCGTGCGTGTCCCACCACTCGCACAGCTCCTCAGACGCGAGCTTCCGTGCGCGCTGGACAGGCCCGGACCACAGCGTGATTGGGTCGACGCCGGCCTCGTCGCCGGCCTTGGACAGCAGCTCCCCGCGGCAGTCCGCTTCGGCTTTCAGCCACGCGGCCTGGACGTACATGTCGTACTCCTCGCGCCGCTCGCGCTTGCGGGCTTCGGCGCGCTCCCGCCTGGCTTCCGCCTTCCGGCGTGCCTTCTCGGCGCGGTCGCGGCGCTCGAACTCGTCATAGATCAGTTCGTCGACGATGCGCCGGTGTCCCTTGCGGGCGTACAGCTCGGCGACGGCCAGGTCGTCGAGGCGGGCCAGCTGCTCCGGGTTCGGCACCCGCAGGACACGGAGCCAGACACGCTGCGCACAGCTGATGGGGCGGGGGGCGGCGGTGATGGTCATCGGACTACTCCTCTGTGAATAGGTCGGGCGTGCCGCACTTGTCGGGCGCGGCGGGCTGGCCGCTGTTGTCGGTGGCGTCGGGGCCGAAGAGAGTCAGGGGTTCCGCGGCGTCGAAGTCGCTGGGCCGCATGTCTGTCCAGTGCTGAGCCATTACCGGGCCAGCCGGGGCCGGGCGGCGGTCCTGCGGAGCTGGGCCGCCTGGTCGGATGTCATGCTGTGAACCTCCTGTAGAATCATTGCTGTATCGGCTATGACTAAGTTAGTGTGCCGCATAAACATAGTCAAGTCAGATATGAATAACAGAGGTCACAAAACAATTACATATGAAATAGGAGTAAGATAACCGTCATGCAGCCGGCAGACCCGATCGAAATCGAGGGAGTGCCCCCCAGCGCCCAGCTGCGCGAGGCCCTGGCCGGCCAGACAGTGATCCTGGCCTTCAGCAGGGGAAAGGACTCACTGGCCGCCTGGCTTGCCCTACGCGACGCCGGCGCCGCCGTGATCCCGTACCACCTGTACCTGATCCCCGGCCTCAGCTGGGTCGGCGAATCGCTCGCCTACTACGCGGACTGGTTCGGCACGGAAATCATCAACCTGCCTCACCCGTCGCTGTACCGGTGGCTGTCGACGCTGCTTTTCCAGCCCCCCGAACGCTGCCGGATCCTCGAAGCCACACGGATCGTTGTCCCGGACTACAAGACCGTCAGCGACACTGTCCGCGAGCACTACGGGCTGCCCGCCGACACCTGGGTCTGTGACGGAGTGCGGGCCGCGGACTCCCCGAACCGGCGGACCAGCCTCAAAATGCACGGCCCGGTCAACCTGTCCAACCGCACGCAGAAACCCATCTGGGACTGGCGCAAGCGGCACGTCATGGACGCCATCAGCGAAGCCGGTGTCGACCTGCCGCCGGACTACGCGCTGTTCAACCGATCGTTCGACGGCCTGGACGTGCGGTTCCTCCGCGAGATCAAACGCGCCTACCCGGCCGACTACGCGACGATCCTGCGATGGTTCCCGCTCGCTGACCTGGAGCTTGCCCGTGCCGCTCTCTGACGCCGCCCGGCGGCTCCTCGCCGGCCTTGGCAGCCAGCCGCCCGGCACCACCCCCGCGCCCGAGCCCGAACCTGATCCGGACGCTGACCGGACCGGATACCGCGCACGGGCCAAGGCCGAAGAGGAACGGTTCCTCCGCGCCGTCGATCCCGAATACTGGCTGGCGTTCTGCTTCCGCGGCCCCGGCGACCCGGCCGCGTTCGCCGCTGCCCTCGGCGTGACCATGGATGACCGCCGCTATGTGCCGGGCCCCGTACTCGAGGCGGCCACCGCCGCCGTCAGGACCGACACTTCCCCGGCCGCACGGGTCAGGCAGATGCTCACCGCCCGCTCCACACGCGACGCCGACATCACCGGCCAGCTGGCCGCCAAACCAGCCCCGGACCCGCTCGCCAGCCTGCGCGACACCCAGACAGGGATCGAAGCCGCATCCCTCGCCGAGTTCGCCGTGATCCTGGCCGCGCTCACCGCGGACCCCGAACCGGACCCCGCGAGCATCTACGACTCGCCGCACTGGCTGCTCGCCTACTGGGCCGACCGTGCCGGCAAAGACGCCTACCTCGCCCGCACCGGACTGGAGGTGCTGGGCGACAAATACCTGGACGGCCACCAGGCCGCCCGGATCCTCGGCATCAAGCTGAAAGGGGGATAAGCCATGCTGCGTCGTGTCCGCGCAATGATCAGCAACCGTGGCGCCGCTCGCGGTGCCCGCGCTGCGGTCGCTCGCCGCGCTGCCGCTCCGGCCGCTGGCCGGATGTCCGGCACCTGACCATGGGTGCCGAACACCGGCTCACGTCGTCCCGGAAGGGCGCCACCCGCAACGGTGGCGCCCTTCCGGGCGTACCGGCCCCCAAGCCACCCGACCCGCCCGCCTGGCTGTCCGGCGACGCACGGGCCATCTGGGATGCCCTCGCACCCCACGTCCCGGCAGGCAGGCTCACACCACTCAACGCGGACCTGTTCGCCATGTACGTGACCACCCTGGCGACCTACCGCGAAGCCGACTCCATCATCACCGCATCCGGTGTCCTCATCGCGGTCGGCCAGGACCTCGCACCAAACCCCGCACTGGGCATCCGCAACGGCGCAGACGCCACCGCCGCCAGATGGGCGAAAACGTTCGGGCTCACACCAGACTCCCAGCCACTAGCGCCGCCACAAGCCCACGAGGGACCACGGAGGCTGCCTCACCTGGTAGAGGGAGCATGACGTGCCCAAGGCCCTCGACCCCAGGAAACGGGCAGCGATCCTCGCCGACATCAAAGCCGGGAAACAGCGCAACGAGATAGCCCGAGCACACGACGTCTCAGGCAGCACCGTCACGAAAATCGCAGCCGACGAAGGACTCAAGTCCGCCTTCGACCGGTCGCAGACGGAGAAAGCCACGCGCGCAAGGATTTTCGACGCGAAGGCTGCCCGTGCGCAGCTGGTTGAGGATCTGCTGCGGGATGCTCAGCGGTTCCGGGCGCGTGCGTGGGATCCGTACACGCAGATCGTGTCCGGGCCGCTGGGTGCGGAGCTGGTGACGACGAAGATGCCGCCGTTGCGGGATCAGCAGTCGGGTTATACGAGCATCGGGATCTGTATCGACAAGGCCGCGAAGCTGTCGGACATCGACGCTGGTGATGGTTCGGCTGGTGCGCGGTCGCTGCTCGGCCGTCTCGGTGAGGCGCTGAGTGTGGCGGCTGACAGTTTCGGCCCGGACCCTGATCCTGTAACCGAACGTGACGAAAATGCCGGTGGCTCACCGGCCGGCAAACCTCCAGAGCGTGACATTGGAACGCCCGCCGTGTAATCGCCGCTGATCCTGGCGTCGCCGTGGCCTGGGTCCTGGTCACTGGACGTGATCGGGGGCCGGTGTTGGATCTGTCGGCCGTCACCGACGTCCTGTCCCGGAAACAGATCCAGTCCATCGTCGACGCCCAGGCGCGGATCAACCTGTGGGACGGCGCGATCCGGTCGGGGAAGACCATCGCGAGCTTGCTGCGGTGGCTCATGTACGTCGCTGACGCTCCAACGTCCGGTGAGCTGGTCGTCATCGCCAAGACCTCGATCACCGCGGCGCGGAACGTGTTCGGGCCGCTGATGGACTTCGAGCTGTTCGGCGAGCTGGCCGCCGAGACGACGTACACCACGGGGTCGCCGTTCGCGTCGATCCTCGGCCGCCGCGTGTGGGTGATCGGCGCGAACGACGTCCGCGCCGAAACCCGCCTGCGCGGCCTGACCTGCGCCGGATGCTACGTCGACGAAGCGTCCCTCGTCCCCGAGCAGTTCTTCACGCAGCTCCTCGGCCGTATGAGCGTCCCCGGCGCGAAAATGTTCGCGACCACCAACCCCGATAACCCGGCGCACTGGCTGCGGAAGAACTTCCTCACCAACGATGCGCTCAACCTGCGGAACTGGCATTTCGTCCTCCACGACAATCCCAGCCTGACCGCCGACTACATCGCGGCCATCTCAGCGGAGTTCACCGGCCTGTGGTACCGGCGGTTCATCCTCGGCGAATGGGTCGCCGCTGAAGGCGCCGTCTACGACATGTGGGACGAACGCCGCCACGTCGTCGACGTCGTACCCGCCATCCAGTCGTGGGTGTGCGCCGGCATCGACTACGGCACCACCAACCCGTTCCACGCCGTGCTCCTCGGCGCCGGAACGGACGGGGTGCTGTACGCGGTCGACGAGTACCGGTGGGACTCCCGCCGCGAGCGCAGGCAGCTCACCGACTCCCAGTACAGCGAGAACCTGCGGACCTGGCTCAAAGGCGTCCGCATCCCGACGACCCGCCTGCATGGCGTCATGCCCGCCTACATCGTCGTCGACCCGTCCGCGGCGTCGTTCCGGGTCCAGCTGTTTCAGGACGGTCTCAACGTCGTACCCGGCGACAACGCGGTCCTCGACGGCATCCGCCTGGTCGCCTCGCTCATGTCGACGGACCGGTTCAAAGTGTCCCGGAACTGCCCGGCGCTGATCGGGGAGATACCCGGCTACTCGTGGTCCGACGAGCATGCGATGCGCGGTGAGGACGTCCCGGTCAAGGTCGATGACCACGGCGTCGACGCCCTCCGGTACGGCATCAAAACGACTCAGGGGATGTGGGAGCCGCGGCTGCGCCGCGCCGCCTGACTGTCCGACCTGCCCGATACGGTCGACTCCGGACATGGCGATCCCCGCACGGCTGGCACCGTACGGGGACCTATCGCCGACCTGAACCCCTTCACAGGCAGGCCAGCTTGACCGATCGTACGTGCACGGTCGACGGCTGCGATAAGCCTCACCTCGCACGCGGCATGTGCCGCAAGCACTACAAGCGCGACGCCTACTGGCGCAACGTCGAGACCGAGCGCGAGAAGCTACGCCAGCGCAGCCCCGAGAAGCAGCGCGAGTACAACCAGCGCAACTACGAGCGCCACCAGGAGCAGCGCCGCGAGGCCCGACGCGACTACTACACCCGAAACGCCGCTGCCGCGCGCCAGGCCAGCCGTGATTGGGCAGCCAAGAACCCTGAACGTGTAGCGGCCAACAAACGGCACTACGCGGAGATGAACCGCGACAAGCTCGCGGCCTACTACCGCGAGTATCAGCGGACAAACGTTGAGCGCAGGCGGGCAAGCAACGCGAAGCGCCGTGCTGCCATCCGCTCCACCACCGTTGATCCGGTGGACTACGCCGCGATCTTGGTTGAGCACGGGATGACCTGCCATCTCTGCGGCGCCTCGATCGAATCGTTCGACGACCTGCACTTTGACCACGTGGTTCCGCTCTCTCGGGGCGGTACACACACGGCCGACAACATCCGACCGGCTCACGAGCTGTGCAACCTGCGCAAGGGCTCGAAGCTCATGGAGGAACTGAAAGCGGGGTGATTCGGCCCCGTGGCAATCGACGACCGCGCAATGAACATGTTGCCGGTAACCAATCAGCCTTGGCCGCCGCCACAGTACGACCCGATTAACTATCAGCTACGACTCTGGGACGCTTGGTATTCGGGCGATATTCAGAAGCTGAGCTGGGCCTACTACAACCTCGGCGCTAACTCTCCAGCCGGTCGCGCGTACTTCGCGACTACGGGTGAGCCTGGCATGCCGACTCCGCGGCCGGGCCAGTTCCGCGGCGGTCTCATCGGCTCGATCTCGCGGTTTTTCTGGGGCCAGCCGGTGCCGCCCGGTGAGAAGCGCACCAAGTATCACGTGCCGATCGCGGGTGACATCGCCCAGACGTCCAGTGACCTGCTGTTCAGCGAACCCCTCGTCGTCAAGTCAGAGCTGGCGGCCAATCAGGCGGTGCTCGACGACTACTTCGACGACGGCCTGCACTCCACGCTGCTGGAGGCCGGTGAGCTGGCGTCGGCGCTCGGGGGAGTGTTCCTGCGGACCGTGTGGAACACCGATATCGCGGAGTACCCGTGGATCGACATCGTTCCGTGTGACTCGGCGGTGCCGCAGTTCGCGTACGGGAAGCTCGTCGCGGTCACCTTCTGGCGGGTGCTATCGGACGACGGCAAAGAGGTCGTGCGTCACCTGGAGAAGCACATCCCCAGCCAGAACACGATCCTGCACGGCGTCTATGTCGGGAATCAGACGGACCTCGGCACGGTGTACCCGCTGACCGACTTCCCGGAGACACGCCAGTTCGTCGGGGACCTCACCGAAGGCAACGCGATCACGTTCCCTGATCAGCCGATGGACGCGAGCACGGTCGTCTACATCCCGAACATCCGCCCGAACCGGCTGTGGCGTGACCTCGGCCCGCAGGCCGCGCCGCTGGGCCGGTCCGACTACGCCGGTATCGAAACGCTGATGGACGGCCTCGACGAAACGTACTCGTCGTGGATGCGGGACGTGCAGCTCGCCAAAGCACGGCTGATCGTGCCGCAGCAGTACCTCGACAACATCGGTAAAGGCGAAGGTGCCGTGTTCGACACGGACCGGCAGGTTTACACGCCGATGCAGATGCTCGCCACCAGCGGCACCAGCGACATCGTGGCCAACCAGTTCGCGATCCGCTTCCAGGAACACGCCCAAACCGCGTCCGACCTGGTGGGCCGCATCATTCAGGGCGCCGGGTACAGCGGGCAGACGTTCGGTGAGTTCGACGCCGGTTCCGGTGCGATCACCGCCACCGAAGTTGAGCAGCGTGAGCGGCGGTCGCTGACCACCAGGGGCAAGAAGATCCTCTACTGCCGTCCCGGTATCCGCGACATCCTCTACGGCCTCCTCGCGGTCCGCCGCGAAATGTTCGGCGACACCACCGTCGAACCGGAACGGCCCGAGATCGATTTCCCTGCTGTCGTGCTCCCCGATCAGAACGAGCTCGCGTCGACCGCGAACCTGCTCGCCCAGGCCGAAGCCGCGTCCAAACAGACCCTCGTCGCGCTGGTCCACCCGGACTGGACCACGGACGAGGTGAACGAGGAAGTCTCCCGGATCTTCAGCGAAATCGGCCTGGACCTGGCGACCAGGGCCCGCGTCATGGTGTCCGAGCCGATGACGTCAACCGCGGACTTCACCGAGCAAGCCGAACAGCTCGCGCAGACGGTCAAGCCGCCGGACATCCCACCGGACGTGCCCGGCACCACCACCCAGGAGTGACCCAGATGGGCGCAGCGAAGAAAACGACCATCAAGCCGGCTAAGCGTGGCCAGCGGGCGATCAGTTTCCAGCCCGGCGGCCTCCATCAGTCCCTCGGCGTACCGGCGGGGAAGCCGATCCCGGCCGGCAAGAAGAACGCGGCTCTGCGCGGCGACTACGGGCCGAAAGCCCAGGCGCAAGCACGGTTCGCGAAGAACGTCCTCACCGGCCCCAAAAGCGGCGGCAAGCCTGCCGCACGTGGGGGCAAGACAGCTGGCCGGGCGGCCGGCAGAGGGAGGTGACCCATGGGTAAGGCGACCGCCTCACACGACCCGAACGCCACCATCCGCGACACCAGCGGCGCGATAGCGGGCCGGTGGAATCAGGGCGCGCATGCCACCACCCCGGCCGGCGGGAAGACCACACCGGTCCGGTTCGTGAACGCACCCAAGCCCCCGACGCCGGGCCCGAACGTGGACATGAAGGACGGTGACGGCGACGGCCCCGGCGGCGGGAAGCCGACCCGCACGATCGCGGGCGAGCCGATGCCGGGCGGCTGCTGATGGCCGCCACGCCACCAGCCGGGAAGCATGTCCCGTCCCGGGTGCCGAACAGCGGCCCGGTCGACGCCTCCGCGAAGGTCGCCGCGTTCCGTGGCACCAACGAGGGCCCGACCACGGTCGGCGTAAATCCGGCCCCGCCCGGGCAGCGTCTCGTGTCCGACAACGACGCGCTGACCTCCGGGACACCGGCCGCGTCGACGGAGGCGACGTCGTTCCCGCCGTACGGCGGGAACTACTGATGGCCTACTTGTGGCCCGGCGAGATCGCGTGGCCGTTCCTGGGCCAGCCCACTGAGCCACCCGCGCCGCCTGAGCAGCCTGCCCCGTTCTGCGGAAAGCGGCGCGGCGTCACCAAGTCCCCCTACCGGGCGAAGCGGCGGAACCGCCGCAAACGCTGACCAGCCCACCTGACCGAAAGGAACGACCAGCCCCCATGGGTTTCACCGAAGTCCTCACGCTCATCTTCATCTACCTCAAGCTGACCCACCAGGTCACGTGGTCATGGTGGCTGGTGCTCGCGCCCGAGGAAGCCGCCGCGGTCGCCTACGCGGCGTTCCTGCTGTTCTTCGGCGGTCTGGCGGTCGCGTTGACCCGCGACGACCGGAAGGCCGCCAGACGCGACCGCCGCGCCCAGCGGCGCCGGGACGACATGCGACGGGGCATTCGGTACTGACGATGGCGACCGAACCCGAAGCGGTCTGGCGGATCAGCGCCGCCGCGCCGCGCCGCCCTGGCCACGTGCCCGCGGCCACGGGCACAGCGTGCCCTGACACGGCGGGGGACACCCGGCCGTGACTGACATCTACTACGACACCGAGTTCATCGAGGCAGGCCCGCACGAGCCGCTACGGTTCCTGTCGATCGGCCTGGTCGCCGACGACGGCCGCGAATACTACGCGGTCACCGCCGACCCGGACGTAATCACCGCCGCTGTCGCCCACGACTGGCTCCGCGTCAACGTCGTCCCGTCCCTGCCCGTCACAGTCGAGCAGGTGCCGTGGGGGAAGGCGCACGGCTGGAGCCGCTGGCAATGGGAGTGGGACCGGGCGCACCCGGACTACCGGCACGTCAAGGACCGCGAGCAGATCGCCGTCGAGGTCCGCGACTTCATCCTTGCCGAACCCGATCCGCGGCTGTGGGCCTGGTATGCCGCCTACGATCACGTGGTCTTGTGCCAGCTGTACGGGCCGATGATCAGCCTGCCCGCCGGGATGCCGATGTGGACGAACGACCTCAAGCAGGAAGCCGTACGCCGCGGCGACCCGCACCTCCCGGCGATGCCTGGCGTCCGGTCGCATAACGCGCTCGACGACGCCCGTGAAGTCCAGTACCGGCGCCGTTTGCTTCATCCCGTCAGTCGTTCAGAGGAGGGGACGGACGAAACCGCTCGGGAAGCGTGGGGTTATCCAGCGCGCTAGGTGGCAGTTCGACGCCAGCCAGGTGCGCGCCGGTCAGATTCGTGCCGGTCAGGTTCGCGCGGGTCAGGTTCGCGACGGACAGGTCTGCGCTGGTCAGGTTCGCGCCAGTCAGGTCCGCGCTGGTCAGGTCCGCGCCGGCCAGGGTCACGCTGGTCAGGTCCGCGCTGGTCAGGTCCGCGCGGGTCAGGTTCACGAAGGCCAGGTTCGCGCGGGTCAGGTTCGCGCGGGTCAGGTTCGCGCGGGTCAGGTTCGCGCCGGACAGATACGCGCCGGCCAGGGTCGCGCCGGCCAGATACGCCCTGGTCAGGTTCGCGTTGGGGAGGGCCGTTCTGGCCAGGGTCGCGCCGGCCAGATACGCCCTGGTCAGGTTCGCGTCGGCGAGGACCGCGCCGATCAGGTTCACGCCGGCCAGGGTCGCGCCGGCCAGATACGCGCCGCTAAGAATCAGATCACCGCGTTCCTCACGTCCTCGCGGCCGTCGTCCGAGCACCGTTGCGGCAGCTCGAACGTCAGTCTCCGATGTAATGAGACCGGTTTCTTCTGCCGCCTCAAGCTCTGCCTGGCGAGTCCTTGAGAGGCGAGAGTGCTCCCCGATAAACGCCGCGAGCACTTCCACAATCGTTGGATGGTCGCGCGGCGAGTCGATCATGATGCGCTCCAGCGCGTAGATCGCGCCCAGCCGCACATCGAGCGCATCTGACCCGAGCTGTCCGATTGCCTTGGTGTACCTGTCGGTGACGTGGCTTTCGCGGGACAGATTGAAGTTCCGGGCCGTGTACACCAGTGCGGTAACTGCTGCCACGCCGGCGCCGAGCTGGAGCATCCGGCCACGGAGCGCGTCAATGGCGGTCTCCCGCTGGACCGGAGTGAGTGCTTTCAGCCGTGAAGCATCCAGCCACGGCGGGCCGAGCCAGACGAACACGGCGAACACGGCGAACACGGCGAACGCACCTGTGAATGCCAGGGGCCATCGGTAGCGCCGGCCCCATGCCCACACTCTTCTGACGATGACAGCTGCGCCCCGGGCTAAAGCCCTGCGGTGACGCCTGATCCATGTAGGCACGCCGTCATTTCAGCACATCGGACCGTGCGCCCCGAGTTGTAACGCCTGGCTCATAGGTCGGGATGTCGCGTTTACCCCATATCGATACAGGGTGACCCCTGTCACATTCTCATGGAGGAAACAGCCCGATGGCTGCCCACCCCGGCACGATCAACGTGCCGGTCAATGTCCACCCAGACACGGCCAACCTGGCCGGATTCATCTCCACTATCACCCGCGCCGACGACCTCATGCGGCAGCTCACCGCGACTGAAGCCAGCGGCCTGCCCGATAAGGCGATCAGGGCATGGGGTCTGCTGCAGCAGGCAGTCGGCGAGCTGCGCACCGGCCGCCCGGCCAGTAGCGGCCACCGGTTCACGGTCGGTCCCACGGTCGCCCGGATGGTCCACTACGTCTCCTACGGCACGCCCCGCGGTGAGTACGGTCACGCCTGCCGCGCCGCTGTCGTCGCCGACGTCGATCCGGGCCGGGTGGTCCTGTGCGTGCTCAACCCGTCCGGCGTGTTCTTCCACGCCGCCCGCCACGACGAGGGTGACGACCCCGGCGACGGCCTTGCGTCGCCGCTGTGCACGGGCCGCCGCCACGAGGGGGGCACGTGGCACTGGCCCGCCTGATCCGGCGCCGCTTCTCCTGGGCCGGTTACCCGCGCCGCTGGTGGTTCTCCCGTGCCCGGTTCCGTGCCGCGATCGACCTGCTCAACGCGGCCGACCGGATGCGGTCACGGTGGGCCGACGCGAGCCCCGACGTCCGAAACGAGATGTGGCGGGCTCTCCACACTGCCGCTGACCAGCTCGGCGAGGCCATCCAATGAGCCACCGCAAGCCGGGCCCGTTCGCGACCGGCGGCATCGTCTCCGATCACAGCCACGACGACGACCTTGTGCCTGCGCTGCTGTCCCACGGCGGTTGCTTCATCGAGGTCCAGGCCGCGAGTCCCGGCGACTACGAGTGCTACCACTGCCAGCGCGGCCAGTGCGCCCGCTGCAACGACCCCGACTGCACCTGCTGCTACGGAAACGAGGACTGATGACTGCCGTGCACATCGGCGACCAGCTCGACGCATGGGTCGCCAAGGCCATCAACGACGGGGCGATGGGGGAGGAGTTCTGGCACGACCACGCCGGCAGCACCGTCATGGGCCCAGTCGGGCCGTCGCTGCGATACACGGTGATCATCACCATGAAGAATCCGCTGCTCGGGCAGGGCCCGCTGATCATGCCGTTCACGGTGCCGATCGGTGCGATGCGGGAAGATGCGGTCCGGCTCGGTGTCCACAACGCCATGGGGCAGCTCCGCGAGCTCCACAAGCAGCTCCTCGACGCTAAGCCGCGGCTTGTGCCAGGCGGCCGGAACATCCACTCGTGAACTGGTGGTGGCGGCGGCTGACCCGCCGGACAGGTCCCGCCCCGGTCCAGGGCAGCGTGTCCACGGTGAGACCCCCGGTCAGCGGCGGTGACCCGGCGGCCAGGATCGCGGCTTGCCTGCGATGGTTCCGCGACCAGTACGGTACCGAACGGTCGTGCTGACCGAAGCCGGATCGACTGGTCTCGCGCTCGTGTCGCTGTGCTCGATGGCGCTGATCTCCCAGAAACGGCCGGCCGGGTGGCTGGTCGCGATCCTCGCCCAGTTCGCGTGGGTACCGTACGACGTCGTGACCGGCCAGTACGGGTTTCTTGCCCTGACCGCCGTGTCCGTGCCGGTGTACCTGCGGGGCTGGCGGGCGTTCCGCATCCGGAGGGGCGATGACGAGTCCTCTGCCCCGCACACCTGGCGACGACCGGGAAGACCACGCCCAGGCCGCCGGGGCCGCGATAGCGGCGATCTACGCACAGATCGAGCTGGCGATCGTCGCGGCGGTCGCCTACTGGACCCGGAAGGCAGCCGCAGGGGCGCTGCCTCCCGCCGTCGCGAACCGTCGCCTGTACCAGCAGACCGCCGCGATCTTCGCCGCGGCCCGCGACCGGATCCGGGTGACCCTCGACGAGGCGATCAGCGGCACCCTCGACGAGGTACGCGGCCGGGTACAAGCTGACGCCGGCCCAGCAGCCGCCCTGAACGTCTCCCTGCCTGACACGGCCCCGATCACGGCCCCGCTCGACGTCGCCACGCAGACCGCGATCGGATCAGCCAGCGACGCTTTCACCGACGCGGCCACAGCCGCGATGAACGCGCCGCCACCGCCTGTGCCGCCTGGTCTGCCGCCGGGCGGCAGGCTGGCGCTCCCGCCCGGCGGCGACCGGCTCAACCCGTACGACGAAGCCGTCCGGACCGGTATCTCGTCGATCCGCGGCGGCATGCCCGCCAACTCGCTGTCCCTGTCCCGGATCCAGGCCGCGCAGGTCGCGCTCGACCAGCTGGCCGACCGGGGCATCACCGGCTACGTCGACAAGGCCGGACGGCACTGGAATCTCGTCTCCTACGTGGAGATGGCCACCCGGACCGGTGTCGCGAACCTGTGGGACGACCTCCAGGCCAAGGCCATGATCCGCTCCGGATACGACCTCGTGAAGGTGTACACGCACTCCACGGAGGGGACCTGCCCGGCGTGCCTGCCGTGGCTCGGCCGGACACTGTCGCTCACCGGCCACACGGCCGGATACCCGACCCTCGACGAGGCGAAGGCGGCTGGTTTCCGGCACCCGAACTGCCGGTGCGCCTGGTTCCCGCTCGGCGCAGGCGTCGCCGAAGAGGTCACCGGCGCTGTCCCGATGGATCAGGCCGCCACGGTGTACCAGGCCAGCCAGCGGCAGCGGGCCTATGAGCGGCGCGTGCGGGCCGCTGGACGGCGCGCTCAGGCCGCTATGAGCCCGGAAGCCAGGCGGCGGGCTCGCCGCGAGCAGGCAGCGGCACGGTCAGCGTCAGCGGCTCACCGGGAAGCGACAGGCCTGCGAATGACTCAGGCCGGCTGGAAGCGCCGCGAGCATCCGTTCCGGGCACGCTGAAGACGAGACCGTCTATGCGGAAATGCCCGAGCGGCGACCATCCCTCGGCCGCTGGATCAATGCCGGGCGTTTCGGTGCCGGGCGGGGCGATGAAACCTGACGAGCAGCCGGGGTCACGGCAGGTGTCGCAGCGCATGTCTTCCTGAGTCGCGGCCGCGTTGCACACCTGGCTGTGGCGGTCGCAACGGCACCGGAGCCGATCATCCATGGCCAGCATCGTACGGGGACGCCCGGACCGGACGGAGGCCTCCGTGATCTGGAGTTACCTCACGCTCGTAGCCCCGATCCTCGCCTTGCCGACCATCGCCGCGGCGCTGTACGCCCGAGCACTCCGGCGGGCGGATCAGCCGCCTGGCCGCCGCGGAATGGGCTCGCGGCACACCCTCTGACCACCCGCCCACGTGGCGGGTTTTTTCATGCCCGGACCGGTCCGGGCATACCCCAACGGCTCCTGGAGGGCCCATTCATGAAGCGCACCGCCCTGTCGATGCCGCCTGGCGCGATCATCGGCTACCACAAAGACGGCCGCCCCATCCGGATCGTCGCCGGCGGGTCCGGCGAAGGTGACCCGGGCGACAGCGGCATCAGCACGACTGGCCAGGACCCCGGCGCCGGAAACGGCGGCGCGGGCACCGGTCAAGCAGACAGCCAGAACACCGGCCAGAGCGGCACTGGTGGCCGCACGGACGGCGGGACCGGCTCAGGCGACAGCACCGGCACGGGACCGAACCCCGGTCCTGGTACAGGCTCCGACGACCACACTGCCCGGACTATCGCCGCGATCCGCGACGACTTCAAGGCCGAACGGGCACGCCGCCAGACCGCCGAACAGGAACTCGCCGCGGTCAAGGAAGCCCAGGCCCAGCTACAGCAGGCGCTCGCAGCCGACAAGGCCGACCGGCAGAAGCAGCTCGACGCGCTCGCGAAGGCCATGGGTCTCAAGCCCGAAGACGAACCGCCCACCCCGGAGAAGCTCGCCGCCGAACTGGCCGACGCGCGCCGCGAAGCTGAATCCGCCGCACAGGCCCGGCAGGCAGCCGAAGCGAACGCCGCTGCGGCACTGGCCCAGGCCAGGCGGGAACGGGCTCTCCTGCACGCCGCGCCTGGTCTCGACGCGAACGGGCTCGCGCTGCTCGACTCGCGGTCCTTCATGGACCGGCTGGCCGGTCTCGACCCGGCCGCGGACGACTTCAGCGGCAAGCTCGCCGACGCGATCAAGGCCGCGGTCGAATCCAACACCGGCTACAAGGCGACGCCACCGAAGCGGACCGCGCCGCCTGCTACGTCGTCCGGCGGTGAGTTCAACGGCCAGCCGGGCGGCAACCGGCAGTGGACCGACGCGGACGTCGACAAGGCCACCCCGCGCGAGATCCAGGAAGCCGCCAAGGCGGGCCTGCTCCGCGATCTCGGTGTCGGCCAGCCGCGCGTGAAGCGCGGCTACCGCTAACCATCCCGCTTTCCCCCCGGCGGGACCCCCATCCCCACCCACCTGAGCCCCGCGTGACCTGCGCGGGGCTTTCGCGTACCCGCCAGGGAGTGAACGCATGGCCATCAACAACTTCAAGCCGGCCGTCTGGTCGTCGATGATCCTCGGCGCGCTGGAGAAGAACCTCGTCTTCGGCGGGCCGATGGTCGTCAACGACGACTACGAAGGCGAAATCGCAGGTCCGGGCAATGTCGTCAAGATCACCCAGTTTGGTGACCCGACGATTCAGAACTACACGCCGAACGCCTCGATCAACTACGCGAACCTGAACGACGCCGGGCTCGACCTGGTGATCGACCAGGCGAAGTATTTCGCGTTCAAGATCGACGACGTGGACCGGCGACAGGCGGCCGGTGACATGCAGGAATACCTCGAAACGAGGGCTTCCTACAAGCTGGCCGACACGACCGACCAGTACCTCGCGTCGATGTACACCGGGGTATCGGCCGCAAACGTGCTGCCGGGCACCACGGCGACGTCCTCGTCTCTGACGTCGGGGAACTACCTGACCCCGCAGCCGTACGGCGGCACCGGCTCCCACCCTGCCGACTTCTACACGCAGGTCATCCTGCCTCTCAAGGTCCGGCTGACCCAGAGCAACGTGCCGATGGCGGGCCGGTACTGCATCGTCCCGGCGTGGGCGGAAGCGCTGCTGGAGCAGACCCAGGCGTTCATCAGCGTCACCGACATGCAGGGCCAGCCGTCCGAGGTCTTCCAGGAGGGGTTCATCGGCCGTGTCGGCGGGTTCAACATCCTCGTCTCCAACAACGCGGTCGAGTACGACACGGTCCACGGCGCGTACGTCGTGCAGGCCGGTCACCCGATGGCGGTCACCTTCGGCGAGCAGATCGTCCAGACCGAAGCCCTGCGGCTCCAGACGTCATTCAGCGACGCGGTTCGCGGGCTCCACGTCTACGGCGGGAAGCTCGTCCGGCCCGACGCCATCGCCGTCGCCGGCGTGCAGCGCCCGACCGGTATCTGACCCAGGCCCCGCGGCCTGAGCAGGCCGGCAGGATCACCCACCCCACGGAAACGGAGACTCCCTCATGGGCGCTCGTACCCCGATCGCGGCCGGGCTTGTCACCCTGGCCCCGGACTCGTTCACCAGCCAGGGCGCCGGGCAGACCCCTGACGCGGTGAACGGCAACACGCTTGCCGACCCTGGCCCGAACCACCTGATGCTCGTCGTCTCCAACGGCGACACCAGCACGCACACGATCACTGTGCGGGCGTCGGGCAGCGGCCCGGACGTCAACGGCAACGCGCAGACGCCGCTGCCGCAGAACACCGTCTTCACCCAGTCGACCCTCGGCGACCTGGTGGTCACCATCCCGGCCGGTGGGACGTACGTGTCGCCGACGCTGACCACGGACCGGTTCACGCAGCCGGACGGGTCGCTGTCGCTGGACTGGGACGCCTCGACCAGCGTCAAGCTGTGGGCCTACCAGCTGCCGTCGAACGCTCTGGGCGGCCCGCTGCTGTGAGCCGCATCCACCTGCGCGGGGAGAGCGGAACGGTCGTCTACTTCGACCGTGACGCTCTCCCCGAGGGCATCGAGAAGCGCATCGAACGCGGTGACCTGACCGAATGCGCCCCGGACGGCACCGTCCCGGATCCCGCCGAGGACCTGGTGCCGGACGTGCCGCCGCCGGACGCGCCGCCGCTGCCGAAACGTGCCGCCTCGCGTGACACCTGGATCCAGTTCGCGATCTCCCAGGGCCTCCCACGGGACGAAGCGAACGCGATGACGAAGGCGAAGCTCATCGAACGGTTCACCGACATTCCGTCAGTCAGCTAAGGGGGCGGTCGCTGTGGGGTCGATCCTGCTCGATCAGATCAGCCAGGTCGTGCAGGGCGGCCAGCTGACGGTCCAGGTGATGTTTGAGACGTTCGTCGGGTCCGGGTTCGAGGCTGGTGCCGGGGACGTGACCGTCGAGATCAGCGCGGCGGCGGTCCCCACGGGTGGGGAAGGTACACCGGTCCCGGTGACCAGCGAGAACGTCACCACGGTCGACGGGTCCTTCTACTCGTACGTTTTCGACTGCCCGGCTGATCAGCCGCCCGGCGACTACCTGGTCACCTGGACGGGTGTGGTCGGCGGCGCACCGCAGACGTGGACGTCGACGATCAGCGTCGAAGCGATCCCGACCGGCGCACCTTCCCCGGGTGTGTACGCGACGGTGGCGCAGTACCGCGCCGAAACCGAAGACCAGATCACCCCCGAGATGCTGGTCCGGAAGTGGCTGCGGAAAGCGTCGAAGGTCATCGACCACGCCACCATCGGCGCGGTGTACGCGCACACCCCGAACGGGATGCCCACCGATGGCATCGTCATCCAGGCGTTCATGCAGGCCACGTGCGCGCAAGCCGAGTTCATGATCGCGGACAACGACCCGACTGGCGTCAAGCGCCAGTATCAGTCGACGTCGATGGGGGGCGTCAGCCTCACCCGCGCGCAGGGCACAACGGGGCTGGTGTTCCCGCCGCTCGCGCCCGAGGCCGCGATGATCCTCCACACCGCCGGCGTGCTCGGCGTCGCCGTGCTCATCGACTGGTAGCGGAGGCGAGCATGGCGCAGGTGTTCGGCTGCGAGGTCGGGGACATCGCCCCCGAGGACGGCACGCCCGTCGAGGTGCTGTGCATCGTCAAGGTCCTGAAACCCGAAGGTGACTCTTCCGGCGGCGGATTCCCGTACCGGCTTGTCATTCGGTCGACGCCAATCGCCACGTGGGAAGCGCACGGCATGGCGGCATTCGTGCAGGAGGTCGCATTCGCCGATGACCTGTACGAACGGGACGACGGGTGACCCGTCGTGATGGAGATCGCGAACACCATGCTCACCGTGATGCGGGGCCGGGAGGCCAACGCCTACGGCGACCTGACCGACGTCGGTAAGAAGCTCTACACCGGCATCCCCGCCGCGGCCGTCGAGTCAAGCAAACAGGTCTGGGATCCGGCCACGCAGACACCGCGAACAGTCCGGACGTCAAAATGTGTGGTGCCCGACTGGGCGGACATCCTGACCAGCGACACCCTCATGGACGAGCGGACCGGCAACTACTACATGATCATCGACATTCAGGTTCAGCCGACGCTCGGCACACCACCGGACAAGATCCTCACCCTACGGTGGCGCAGCGGCGTCACCCCCGGCAGCGACTAGCGGAGGTGGCCAGATGGCACGGATCGAGATGGACCCTGACGCCGGCGCACAGGTCATGGCCGCCTGGCACGAGTTCGCCGATAGCCGGCTCGGCCCGGACATTGCGGGAGACGCCCGCCGGTACGCGCCGAAACGGTCTGGGTCGCTGGCCGGGTCAGTGGAGCATCACATGGAAGGCGACGACCTGATCGTCTCGGCGACCGGCGGCGACGACGGCCGCACCTACGCGGCCTACGTCGAGCTAGGGCACAGGGTCTTCCACCCGTCCACGGGCGTCACCGGACCCGAGGTCGTGCAGCCTGAGCCGTTCCTCCGGCCTGCCCTCTATCAGGAACGCGGCGACTAACAGCCCCCCGCCCAGCCGCGAACACCAAGCCCCTCACCCGGCGGCAACCATCCAGACGACCACCGGGCGCGCACCGCTCAGCACCTGCACCGGCTGATCACCGACACCGTGTTACCGGACACGTTGGTCACGTAGGCCGTGTGGGTAACGGGGGCCACCGCCACCCCGTACGGAGATGTGCCCACGGGGACGGTGGCCGTTACTGTGCCGGTGGCCCCGTCGATGACCGACACCGTGCCAGCGTCTCTGTTGGCCACGTAGACAGTGCGGGCAGCGGGATCCACCGCCACCCCGGTCGGGTAGCGGCCCACCGGGATGGTGCGGGTCACGGTGCCGGTGGCCGCATCGATCACCGACACTGTGTTATCGCCGGAGTTGGCCACGTATACGGTGCCGGCCGCGGAATCCACCGCCACCCCGTACGGGAATGAGCCCACCGGGATGACACGGGTCACGGTGCCGGTGGCCGCATCGATCACCCACACCGTGCCAGCGAAATAGTCGGCCGCGTAGACGGCGCCGGCCGCGGGATCCACCGCCACCGCCACCGGGCCGCCGCCCACGCGGATGGTGCCGGTCACGGTGCCGGTGGCCGCATCGATCACCGACACCCCGCCTCCGAAGTTGGCCACATAGACAGTGCGGGTGACGGGATCCACCGCCACCCCCATCGGGTCGGAGCCCACGGGGATGGTGCCGGTCACGGTGCCGGTAGCCGCATCGATCACCGATACCGTGCCATCGCTTTCGTTGGCCACGTAGAGGGTACGGGCCGCGGGATCCACCGCCAGCGCATCCGAGCCATGGCCCACGGGGATCGTGCCGGTCACGGTGCCGGTGGCCGCATCGATCACCGACACCGTGCTATCGCTGGGATCGCTGTGGCCATCGCCTAGGTTGGCCACGTAGACGGTGCGGGCAGCGGAATCCACCGCCACCCCGGACGGTCCGTCACCCACGGGGATGGTGCGGGTCACCCGGTAACGAACCACCGCCGGAGCATGCGCCGCCGTCACCAGCGGCATCCCCCCCACCACCACCGCCACCACAACAGCGCACCCCCCACGCGCGCGCAACCACCCACCCAGCCCAGTGGCACCGCGAACGCCCCCCCGTGCACGCATAACCTCTCCCCCTGGTCCCCTTGGCCCTCGTCCCGGCGGAAACGGCCAGGCCCCGCCCGCACACCATCCTCCACTCAAGCAATCAGATATTACTTTACGTAATCAGACGACCCCCCCACCCCAGCCGCCGGACACCAAGCCCTTCCACCCGGGCGGCACCCATCCAGATGACCACCGGACCTCACCGCTGATCACATAGACGGGCTGATCACCGACACCGAGTTACTGAGCAAGTTGGTCACGTAGACCGTGTGGGTACAGGGATCCACCGCCACCCCGTCCGGCAATGAGCCCACCGGGATGGTCCCGGTCACGGTGCCGGTGGCCGCATCGATCACCGACACGGCGTGATCGCCGGCGACGGCCACGTAGACGGCGCGGGCGGCGGAATCCACCGCCACCGCCTCCGGGTCAGGGCCCACGAGGATGGTGCGGGTCACCGTGCCGGTAGCCGCATCGATCACCGACACCGTGCCATCGCTGGAGTTGGGCACGTAGACGGTGCGGGCCGCGGAATCCACTGCCACCGCGGCCGGGAAGTGGCCCACGAGGATGGTGCGGGTCACGGTGCCGGTAGCCGCATCGATCACCGACACCGTGCCATCGCTCAGGCCGGCGTCGTCGTGGGCCACGTAGATGGTGCGGGCCACGGGGTCCACTGCCACCGCGGCCGGGCTGCCGCCCACGGGGATGGTGCGGGTCACGGTGCCGGTAGCCGCATCGATCACCGACACCGTGCCGTCGGTGTTGGCCACGTAGACGGTGCGGGCCGCGGGATCCACCGCCACCGCCACTGGGTCGGAGCCCACGGGGATTGTGCGGGTCACGGTGCCGGTGGCCTCATCGATCACCGATACCGTGCCAGCCAAATAGTTGGCCACGTAGACGTTGCTGGCAACGGGATCCACCGCCACGCTCATCGAGTCGATGCCCACGCGGATGGTGCGGGTCACGGTGCCGGTAGCCGCATCGATCACCGACACCGTGCCATCGCTCCAGCTATCGCCGTCGTTGGCCACGTAGACGGCGCGGGCTGCGGGATCCACCGCCACCCCCCGCGGGTATGAGCCCACGGGGATGGTGCGGGTCACCCGGTAACGAACCGCCGCCGGAGCATGCGCCGCCGTCACCAGCGGCATCCCCACCACCACCGCCACCAGGCCGGCGCACCATCCGCGCGCGGACAACCACCCACCCAGCCCAGCAGCACCGCGAACGCCTCCCCGCACACGCATAACCTCTCCCCCCATGGGCCATGGCCCCTCGTCCCGGCGGAAATGGCCAGGCCCCGCCCACACACCATCCCACTCAAAGCAACCAGATATTACTTTACGTAATCGAAACGTGGGAACCGCATTCGCGCCCCCTTGAACCCCGGGGGTGAGCACCGGTGACACCTCCGCTACCCCTCGATAACGACGACGAGCTGGTGACTGCCGCGTGGATCGCCACCATCCCCGGTTTCACTGCGGAGATGACCGGCGCGCAGCTGCCGCCCGACACCGACGAGCACGGCAAACCAGCGGCGTGGCTCCGGACGGGGTTCGTGACCGTCGCCTCGGTGGGCGGCACGCCGGACGACATGCTGCCGGTCAACCGGCCTGTGATGGAAGTGAAGTGCTGGGCCGCGGTGCCCGGAAGCGACGACCCGCCCTGGCTGATGGCCCGCGCGCTCGCGTCCGCGATCCAGCGGGCCGTCTGGCAGCGGAAGGGCGTCAACCGGCTGCTGACCATCAACGTCAACGGCCGCGCTTATCCGCCTGCAGTCGTGCAGGGCGCCTACATGGCGCAGACGTTCCGCCGTATCTACGCCGACCCCGGCGACTATGCCTGCTACCAGGCCGACATGGGCCTGACCTGGATCACCGTGGGCGACCGCATCCCGTAGCACGAAGGAGGACAGGAATGCCGCAGGCAGAAGCCACACCTGGTGCCGCACCTGGCCGCGTGAAGGTCCGCGTCACCATGTTCCGCGACCCGATCGAGGTCGATCCCCGCGAAGTCTCCGCCTTGCGCCGACAGGGCCTCCTCGCCGGCGACGAGAACAACCCTGGCCACGCCCCGGCCACCGCGGCGGCCGCCGCGAAGCCGGGCGACAAGGGCGCGGGCGCGCCCGGAAAGGACACGCCATGAGCCTGCTCACCTTGCAGCCCACGATCCTCGCGCCGGGCGGCGCGAACCCGTCCAGCCTCACCGCGGCGCTCGCGGCCGGGGCCCTCGGTGCGAACACGGGAGTCCTGTTCGAGAACACCCTCCACGACCTCGTAGTCGTCCAGGTCGGGACGACCGCGACCGTGATCACGAGCCAGATCGGCACGGAAATCGAGGGCCAGTCCCCGCCTGGTGTCCCGTCCGGGACGCTCGCCGCGAACGGCCTGTACATCTTCGGCCTGTACCCGTCCGACTACGACAGGCAGGACGGCACCCTCGACGTCGAGCTGGACTTTTCCGTCTCGACCGGCGTGTCCGTCGCCGTCCTGCGACCCCACGGCGTCGCCTGACCTGCCGCTACCGCACCAGACCTCAGCCCGCCGCCGTGCGGGCTTTTTTCATGCCCGCACCCCGGCTCTGAAGGTGATCCAGCATGGCAGTTGACGCCACCAACCTTGTCCTCGGTCCCTGTGACATGTACCTCGCGCTGCTCGGCGCGACCGAACCGCCTGACAGCGCGGTCACCCCGGACGGCGACACCAACCCGCCCGGCGCACCGTGGGTCGACGTCGGCGGCACCGATGGCGGTGTGACGTTCGAGATCGACACCACGTACACCGATCTCACCGTGGACCAGGTGCTCATGGGTGTCGGCGCCCGCGCGACCGAAGTCAAGATGAGCGTGACCGCGAAACTCGCCGAGATCACGCTCCAGAACATCGCCTCGGCGCTGAACAACATCGCGCAGCCCGTCGCCGGAACCGGGTACTCGACCCTCGACATTCCGGTCGGGAAGGCCTCCACGCAGCCGAAGTACATGGCCATCCTCATCGATGGCTGGGCTCCCATGCTCGAGACGGGGGAACCGGCGCTCCGCCGGATCATCGTCCGGAAGGTCCTGTCGACCGCCAAGGTCGGGCTCGCCTACGACAAGAAGACCCAGCAGGCGATCGACACCACGTGGAACGTCTACTACGTCTCCGACACCATCAACCCCGTTCACATCGTCGACCAGGAGCAGTGATGGCGGCCAGGGCTGTAGCAGGTAAAACCACACCCCGTGGCCGTACCCCGGGCGGCCGGGCCAGTGCACCAGCGCGGATGGTCAGGCGGGACGAGCCGTCAGCGACCCCGGCGTCGATCCCGGTCCTTCGCCTGTCCAGCGACGATGTTGAGACGCCGGTCTGGGAGCCGCTGTTTTACATCGACGACGACGAGTATTGCGTGTGGGCGAACCCGCCGCAGAGCGTCGGTGTCGAAGCGCTGGCCATCCTCGCGGACGGCAAGCCGTACGCGGAGCACCGGGCGAACCGGTGGCTGCTGGACACCATGCTCGGTGAGGACGGCCACGCGGCGCTCCGTGCCTATCAGGGCCTCAAAACCGCCCAGTACAACCACGTGCTGAAGGTGTGCACGGACCTGGCGTTCGGGGCGATGGAGGACCCAAAAACCCCCTCTGGCCGCGGCTAGGGCAACTGCTGTGGGTCCTCGACCATCTCGATGACCTGGCGTCCGACTTCTCGGTGCTCCACCACATCCGGGACATCACGGTCATGCGGGGGCCGGTGTTCTTCCGGCTCGCCTGGCGGCTGCCCGCCTACCAGGGCGCGGTCCGGGCGGCGCTCATGGCGCAGCAGCAAGCCGAGGAGAACCCCGGGCAAGAGGGCCAGTGGCCACACGCGGCTGGGGGACTGGGGGACCGCACAGCGTCCCCGTCCGCGGCGCGGCGGGTGGTGCCCGCCACCCGTGGCGCGCTGTCCCTGGACGGCGCGTTCAAAGGGATCTTCACGTTCGGTAATGCCGGCAAACCCGAAGGCGGAAGCGGGTGAGCTGGCATGGCCGAAGGATTCCGGATTGCCACGGCGTATGTGCAGGTCAGCCCGGACACGGACGGCTTCAAAGAGGAGCTGGAGGAAAAGCTCGAAGAGGCCACTGCCGGGGTTGAGGCCAAGGTCAAGATCGGCGCCGACACCGACGATCTGGACGCCAAGGTCAGCGAGGCCAAGGGCAAGGTCGACGACCTCAGCGGGAAGACCGCCCGGCCTCGCGCGGACCTGGACGACGCGGACCTGACCGGGAAGGTCGACGACGCCAAGGCCAAGCTCGATGACCTCGATTCCAAGACCGCCCGCCCCCGCGCCGATCTCGATGACGGCGATCTCAGGACTAAGGCCGACGACGCTAACGCCAAGCTCGACGACCTTGATTCCAGGTCAGCGCGGCCTCGCCTGGACCTGGAAGACGCCGATTTCGACGCCAAGATGGACGCGGCAGAGGCCCGTCTCGCGGCGTTCAACAGCCAGTCGGCCAGCGCCAATCTAGGCGGATCCGGCGGCGGCTCTGGCGGTGGGGGCGGGGCCGGCGAAGGCGGCGGCGGTGAGGGCGGCAGTCTCCTCGGCCTGGCCGCGATCGGCGGCGGAATGCTCATGCCGGGCCTGGCCGGTGCAGCGACCGGTATGGGCCTCCTCGCCGGGGTCGGCGGTCTCGCGTTCGGCGGCATCGGGAAGGCCCTGTCCGCGGCGCACCAGGCCAGCGAGAACGTCGGCCTGACCGGCGCCCAGATGGCGTCCACGCAGTTCAGTAATTCGGTCGCGGTCCAGCAGGCGCAGCAGTCGATCGGTGTCGCGCACGAGCAGGCCGCCCAGGACGCGATCACGTCGGCGCAGTCGATCGAGCAGGCCGAGATGAATTTGGCCAGCGTCGAACGGAACGCGGCAGCATCGCAGGTCCAGGCGCTCCAGTCCGTCACCCAGGCTCAGCAGGGCGTCCAGCAGGCCAACTACGGGCTCAGCGAAGCCCAGTACAACCTGACTCAGGCGTGGGTCACGGCCCGGGAAACGATCGTCCAGCTGAACGACCAGCTCGCCGACTCCAACATCAGTGTCCAGGCCGCGCAGCTGGCGATACAGCAGGCGACCTACAACCAGATGCTCGTCGATCAGAACGCTTATTCGACGAGCATCAACCGGGCGCAGGCGGCGCTCGCGATCGTGCAGGCGCAGCAGCAGCTCAAGGACGCCCAGGATCAGGCAACCGACGCGCAGACCGCCGCGAACCTGGCCAACAAGCAAGGCGTCGCCGGCAGCCAGGAAGTCATCCAGGCCAAGCAGGCTGTGACCGCCGCGCAGTACGCCCAGACCGACTCCCAGATGCAGTACGCGGACGCGCAACGGAACCTGACCAACACCGAGCTGAACAACGCGGCGCAGGTCAAAGAAGCGCAAATGCAGGTGTCGGCGGCCCAGGAGCAGGCCGCCTACACGCAGATGCGGGACGCGCAGAACGTCTCGATCGCGCAGCTCAACCTGACGAACACGCTGAAGGAGCAGCAGCTTCAGTGGGCGGCCACCCTGTCGACCAGCAACCAGGCCGCTAACGAGTTCCAGAAGTACATGGGCCGGCTGACCCCGGCCGGCCGGGCGTTCGTTAACCAGATCCTCGGCATGAAGGGCGCGTTCCGGGCCCTCGAAGACGCCGCACAGACCGCGGTCCTGCCCGGGTTCACGGTCTGGCTAGACGGCATCGCCAAGCTGCTGCCCACCGTCGACCAGGGCGTATCCCGCATGGGTAACGCCATGAGCAGCGCCTTCGGGGCATTCGGCAAGCAAATGCAGACCCCCGCGTTCGCGCACGTCCTCGACGGGCTGATCAGCAACGGGATCCAGTTCGCCAACATCGTCCTGCCCGCGTTCGCACAGTTCATCCAAGAGCTAGCCCGGATCGGGTCGGCGCCGGGCGCGGTAACCGGGCTGGCTAACCTCCTGGCCGGGTTCGCACACGGGCTCACCGGTCTCGCGGCCGGGCTCGCCCCGTACACGAAGCAAATCAACCAGTTCCTCACCGCCGCCGGGCACGTCATCGCCGCAATCGGGCCGCCCCTGGGCCGCATGATCGGCCTGATAGCCCAGGTGCTCACGCCGCTGACCCACATCCTGAGCGCCCACCCGAACGGCGCGCTCGCCAAGGCCATCGGTGACGTTCTGGCCGGCCTGATCGCGATCAAGGGGCTCCAGAAGGTTCTCCCGGACTTCATCGCCAAGCCGCTAGCCGAGCTGGCCAAGACGGGGGCCGGGAAGCTGCTATCGCCCTTCACGGCCGCGGGGAAGGCCCTGCCGGGCGTGGTGAAGGAGACATTCGGGCCGGCCCTGTCCAGCGCCGGGCAGGCAATCTCCGGGTTCGCTTCCAGCGCGGCCGGGACCATCGCCGGTTTCGGTTCCAAATTCGGCTCGACCATGGCCAACGCCGGATCTTCAGTGGGCGCGTTCGTCGTCGACTATGCGTTCCGGATCCGGGACGCCATGATCGCGACCGGCGCATGGATCGCGGAGCATGCCGTAGCCACCGCCGCGTTCATCGCGCAGAACATCGCCGAGGCCGCATCGGCGACGGCCGCGTTCGTCGCGGAAAACCTGGCGACTCTCGGCATCGCCGCCGGCATCGCCCTGCTGGTGGCCGGGATCGTGCTCTTGGCGACCCACTGGAAGCAGGTCTTCACCGACGTCAAGAACTGGACCCTCGATGTCTGGCACAACGTGCTGGACCCGTTTTTCCAGACGGTAGGGACGCTGGCGCTCGATTTTTACCGCGAGCAGATTTACCCGATGTGGCAGGGGATCGACACCGCATTCCACGCTATCGCGACCGTTGTGACGTGGCTGTGGGACGACGTGCTCGCCCCGTGGATCTCAGACACCCGGGAAGGCTTTACACAGCTGGTCAGCGACCTGGGCCGTATCTGGGGCGGGATGGAATCCGTCTTCAAAACGCCGGTGAATTTTTTGATCTCGACCGTTTATGACGACGGGATCCTGAAGCTCTGGAATGACGTTGTTGGCGCGATCGGGCTCGGGTCGCTGAAACTGCCGAAGATTAGCCCGCTCGCGGCTGGTGGCGTCATCCCCGGCTATTCGCCGGGCCACGACACGGTACCGGCGATGCTGTCACCCGGTGAAAGTGTCCTGACCCCGCAGGCCACGAAGGCGATCGGGCCCGGCACGGTCCACGCCCTGAACAAGCAGTACCCGCCGAACAGCTCGACGGGCAGTCAGGGCAGTTCGCCGGGGAGCCAGGGCAGCAGCGGCGGTCATCTCGGGAAGATGGTCACCCGCGAGGTCCGCCGGCATGCGATGCGGCTGGGGGAGCACGCGGCCGGGTTTTCCGGCGGTGGTGTCCTCGGCGACATCGGCAGCGCGGTTACCGGCCTCGGGCACGCGATCATGTCCGGCGCCAAGTTCACGGCCGAGTTCGCCACCGACCCGGCCAAGGCGGTATCTGACCTGCTGTCCGGTGCGGTCGGGACGAACGCCACCGGGGATCTGGGCAAGGTCATGACCGGTATCCCAGCGGCCATGGTCAAGGACATCGGCCACGCCGTGATGAACGCGATCGGCGGCGGGACAGGGAAGTTGCCGGGAGGTGGCTCCAGCGCGGTTGGTGGTCTTCCGGAGAACTGGAAGACGATCGCGAGCTACCTCGCCGCGAACGGGTTCACGAAGTTCGCCGCGGCGGGCGTCGCGGGGAACATCGACGCCGAGTCGAGCGGCAACCCGGAACAGCTGGAGATCGGCGGTGGCGGCGGTGGCGGCCTGATCCAGTGGACGCCTTACCCGCCCGGCTACATCACGGGAGACGTGCAGGCGGACCTGATGACGCAGTTGCAGGCGATCCTGTCGTGGGGCGGCGGCCCGTCGCTGGTGAACCGGGCGACGTCCCCGTCGAATGCGGCGCTGCTGTACCAGGACTATTACGAGAAGCCGGCGAACCTGTCGGCGACGCTGCCTCAGCGCATGTCTTCCGCGAACGCGGTCTACCGGGCGATGGGCTGGGGGTCGTTCGACTCGGGCGGCTGGCTGATGCCAGGGATGGGGCCGGTCAACCAGCTCACCCAGCCCGAGGCGGTTCTGACACCGCAGCAGTCGCAAGCGCTGATCGAGCTTGCCAGCAGCGCACGCCGGGGAGGTGACGGCGCGACCGCGCAACCGCAGGTCGTGCAGAACTTCATCGGGACGCAGCTGCCGACCCCGGAGCAGCAGGCGCAGATGCGACGTGACCTGGCCATGTCGCTCAGCGGTGTGTGACCGGTCCCTCTCCCTCTTTCCGCGCATACGGGAGGTGGTGACCGGTGACAACTGTCGCTGCCGGTAACCCGGTGACGCTGTACCTCGATTTCTTCAACGAAGAGAACGGGGTCCTGACCGATCCGGATGCGGTGCAGCTGGACATCACCTACGGCCAGCAGGTCGGGCTAGCCCCGGACATCGCGGGCCCGATCCTCTACCAAGGCGCGGCCACAGCGACCCCGGGGCAGGTGTGGCGGATCGCCGAAGGCCAGTACGCATTCATCTGGCCGGTGCCGTACGACGCATCCCAGGGCGTCTATGTGGCCAACTGGAGTGTCGTGTTCGACGGCGACACGTTCCTGGCGGTCGAGAACTTCACCGTCCAGGGCGGTTACACACCGCAGGTGCCTGCCGGGGACGTCGGCTACTGGACTGGCAGCCTCGCCTACACGCCTTCGGCGGGCACCCCGGCCCAGCCGGTCACCATCGATTTCGGGGCTGTCGACGGCAACGGCATCTGCTGGCTGTGGCAGAAGCTGGAGGGCTGGGACGGGCCGGACGTGCAAGGCGCTGGGGTGCTCGCGAAATCCGGTGACCACGGCGGCTGGCCGAGCCCGCAGTATTACGCGGCGCGCACTTTGACGTGGACGATTACTGCGTCGGCGCCGACCCAGGCGCTCCGGGACCTGGCCCGCGCCATTTTGCAGGCCGCGGTGCCGGTCAGTGACCTGGCGGTGCTCACCTACAACGAGCCGGTCCCGAAACAGATCCAGGTCAGGCGGTCCGGGAAGGTCACCGAAAGCTGCCCGACCCTCGCGGACGTGACCTTCACTGTTGGCCTGGTCGCCCCGGACCCCCGGAAATACAGCGTCCAGCAGCAGACATTGCCGGTCACCGCGCCCAGCGTCACACCAGTCGGTATCACCGTGCCGTTCACCGTGCCGTTCACCCTGCCGGCGCAGCAGGTCGGCGGCAGCGCCGTGGCCACCAACGGCGGCAGCTTCGAGACCAGGCCGGTTATCACGATCACCGGGCCGGTCACGTCCCCGTCGCTGACGAACGTCACCACCGGCCAGACCGTCTCGTGGACAGGCCTGGTGGTCCCCGTCGGCGGGATCCTGGTCGCCGACTTCAGCGTCCAGCAAGCCCAGTTGTCGCTGACCGGCACGAACCCGTCGTACCGGCCAGCGGACCCGTTCTCGTCCTGGTGGACGCTCCCGCCCGGCCCTTCAACGATCCAGCTCGGCGGCAACGCCGACCCGGGCGCTTCCGCTCAAATCGCCTGGCAGGACGCCTGGATATGACCCGTGCGGTCGCCGACCGCACGGCGCGCTGCCTCACGCAATCCCGATTGAATGGAGGTGGCGCGGGTGACCATGCCCAGCATCAACCTCGGTTTCTGCTTGTGGCTGGACGGTGAAACGTTCAACGCCCTGCTCGGCCGCACGTTCGGCATCGGCCCAACCTGGCTCAACAGCGGCCCACCCAACCAGGTCCACCAAGGCGTCATCCCTGGATCGGGTGAGCTGGCCGTCACACCTGGCGCCGGGATGACCGTGAACGTGGCGGCCGGGAACTGCCTGATCGCCAACAGTTCCGGATCCACGCAAGGCGGCTATCTCGTCGCGATGATGACCAGCGGCACACTGCCGGTCGCTGCGGCGGACCCGTCCAACCCGCGGATCGACCTGGTGTGCGCGACCGTCGTCGACAACGGCAACAACACTTCGTTCGCGGAAGTCCAGATCCTCACCGGCACGGCCGCACCCAACCCGTCCGCGCCTGGGCTGCCCGCGAACTCGCTGTCCCTGTACGAGGTCACGGTCCCGGCTGGTTCGGCGACGATCACGGCCGGGAACATCGCGTCGCTGGTGAACTTGACGGTCACCGCAGGCGGCATCCTGCCGACCTACGGGCTTACCGGCGGGGGTGTCCCGGCCGGTTACCCCGGCGCCTACATCCATGACCGGCAATCCGGCCGCCTGGCGCACAACACCCCGTCCGGTGTGCAGCAGCCGCATCTGCTTCCGTTCGCGCCGGTCACCGCCGCGAAAACCAGCGGCCAGAACATCCTGATCAGCGGTGAGGCCACAGTCCTGTCCGAGACCGTGACGACGGACGGCCAAACGGACCTGGAGATCACGATCACCTGGTCCGGGATCGACAGCGCGGACGGTGAAGGTGTCGAGTCGCGGATCCAGATGCAGATTTACATCGACTCGACGCTGGCCTACCAGGCGTGGATCGACTGCCCGAACGGGGACGGCAACACCCGCTCGGGCGGGTCGATCTTCTACTGCACGGGCGGCCCGCTCGGCAACACACCCAGTGCGGGCGAGCACACGATCGCATGGAAAGCCCTGGCGTCCGCGTTCAACGGCAACATTTTCGCGTCGTCGATCTCGCCGATGATCCTGCGGATCAGGCCCGTCTGCCAATGAGCACCGCCTACAAGTACCTTTCGACGGATCTGATCACCGGGGAAGTGCTTTCCGATGCGATCCCGCTGACCGTCCAATCGTGTTCGATGCAGCTCAACGGGTCCGGGAGCCTGTCCGGCACCCTGAACCTGCAAGAGCTGTACCCGCTGAACGGGCCGTTCGTCGCGGCGCTGGAATGCCGCCGCGCGGTCCTGTGGGTACTCGCGGACGACTACCCCGTCTGGAATGGGGTGGTGTGGGATTGGCCGGACATGACCCGCGCCCAGGGGAACCTTTCGATCTCCGCGCAAACCATCGACTCGGTGTTCTCCCACCGGCTGATCACCGACACTCTCGAATACGCCCAAATCGACCTGTTCACCGTGTTCCTCGACCTCGTGAACTACGGGCAAACCAAGCAGTCCAGCTACATCGAGACCGGTGTGTCGCCGCCAGCGACCCGGCCGGCCGCCTACCTCGCATACGTGGCGTCCAACGGCGGCATCGCGGGCCTGGTCTCGCCGCAGAACGTGACGGCCGGGGTGCCGTGGACCGCCTCCTACACCTACAGCGATTTGACGCAGGTCACGGATGCCTGGTCGGACATGTGCTCGTCGGGGAACTTCGAGTACGTCTTCCAGCCGGGCTTGGATGAGAACGGGAACCTGGCGACATTCGTGCGGCTCGGCTATCAGCAGTTGGGCCGGACACTTGGCGAGGCTGGGTTCTCGCTGGTCTATCCCGGCAATGCGATCGACTACGGGTATCAGCGCACCGGCAGCCAGGGCGCCAACTACATCTGGGCGACCGCGCCGCCGAACGGCGCGGAACTCCAATGGCAGTCCCAATGGCCGCACGGCGCTGACGTCGCTGACCTGGACGCCGGGTATCCGCTGATGGAATCGACGATCAGCTGGGACGGCTCCTATGTGACCAGCCAGGCGCAGGTGGATTCGTTCGCGGACGGCGAGCTGGCGATCTACACCGAAGGGATGACGATCCCGACGATCAACGTCGGCGGCGGCAACTACCCATCGGTCAAGGACATCGTGCTCGGGGACGCCTGCGATTTCGTGGCCACCTCCCCGTTGCATCCCCCCAAAACCAGCGGCGGCACCGTCCTGCCGGGCTTGCAGGTGCCGGTGCGGATCACCGGGTGGACGCTGTACCCGCCCGGCCCGCAGCAGTCCGAATACATCCAGTTGCAGACCTCCAGCGTCGACGTCAGCAGCTAGGGGGTGCCGGGGTGACGCAGCATGCGCCCACGCTCCAGCAACGTTTCGCGGCCTCGATGGCCAGCCTGCAACGGGATGTCCGCAAACTCCAGACCCGCACCGCGGGCATCGATTCAGGGTTCCCGCTGGCCGCGCTGCCCGCCCAGGTCGACCCGGCCTACACCGGCACCGGTGACCCGAACGTGCTGATCAACGGTTCGGCCGCGCTGTCCGGCCCATGCCAGCACCTCGCCTCCTACACGCCGGCGGCCGGGGACCAGGTGCTTGTCATCCCGGTCGGGGTCAGCAAGACGTACGTGATCCTCGGGAAGCTGACGTGACCCGCGTGGCCGGGGGGAGGGGGCCGGTTTGAGCGCGAGCGGGTACGGCGCGGTCAACAAGGTGAACAAGACCGGCGACACCATGACCGGGCCGCTCGACGGCACCTCAATCGTCACCGCGGTCGTCACCCTGGTCTACGCGGCAACGCTGGCCATCGACGTGTCACTAGGTGGCCATTTCCGGGTCGAACTCACCGGCAACACGGCTGTAGCCGCCCCGGCCAGCCCCAGCGACGGGCAGAAGATCACCTTCGAGCTGGTGCAGGATTCGGCCGGCGGCCGGACGGTCACATGGGCTGCGGTGTTCGACTTCGGGAGCACCAGCGGCGTCAGCAACACACCGCCCGTGCTCACCACGTCGCCGAACAGGCGGGACCTCATCGGGTTCGTTTACTCCGCCGATCTCGGCAAATGGATGTACGCCGGCATGACGTCCGGCTTCTGACCCGCCTCCCTTTCATCCCCTAGTTCAGCCGCCGCGCGCCGCGCGGGCGGCTGTTTCGCCATGCCCGGAATCAGCCCCGATGGGAGCCCTTTCGATGCCCGACGACCCCCAGCCGGCCCCCGGCGAAACGCCCGGCGAGGACACCGCCGCCGCGCCCCCCGTGATCACCGCATCCGGCGGGCTCCGCCTGCCGCTGCCTCCCCGAAAGGACGGCAAGTAGATGTCTTCGCTCTGGTACGACGCCACCACCGAGGCGGCTGTCAACGCGGTCACGGCGCTGCTGAACGGCAGCTCGCCCTTCGGCCGGATCGAGATTTATTCGGGTACGCAGCCGGCGCTGAACGGCTCGCTGACCGGCAGCGGTCAGGTACTGCTGGCGACGCTGGCGTTCTCGGCGACCGCGTTCGCCGCCGCCACCGCCGCTAGCGGGACGGTGACCGCGACCGCGACCACGATCACGTCGGGGACCGCCGCAGCGACCGGCACCGCCGGGTGGTTCGCGCTGGTCACCTCGGGGGGGACGACGGTCGCGACCGGGACCGTGGGCACGTCCGGCGCGGACCTCAACCTGTCGTCCCTGTCGATCACCTCCGGCGCGACCGTGTCCTGCTCGGCGTTCGCAATCACCATGTCCGAGACCGGCAGCTGACCGGCGGCACAGAGAGGCAGAGGCCATGTCGCTGACGGTCACCGCCGCCCAATCCGGTACGGGTGCTTTCGATGGGATGGCCCTTACCGTCCGAGTGGTCACGGGGCAGGCGGCCAGCCCGATCGGTGCGACCGCCTCATCCGGCACGGTCACCGCACCGGAACTGCCGATCACCCCCGCCGCCACCGGCAGCTACGTCTACGGCGCGGTTTACAACGCGAACGTGTCCACCGCGTTCACCGCGGCGACCGGCACGACGTTCTCCCAGAACACGAGCGACACCGGCGACGGGGTGGCCTACGGGACGTTCCGCCTCACCGCCACGACCACGTCCGGCGCACCGGTCTCGGTCGGCGCTACCGCGCCGGCCGAGACGGCTGGCCTCCTGAGTATCGCCCTGCTGGAGATCAAGGCCGGGACCGGACTCGCTGAGGACTCCTCCAGTCCGGCCGCGGTCGATACCACCACGGCTGAGACGCTCACCACGGCCAGCTTCAGCCCGCCCGCGGGGAGCATCCTGGTCGCGCAGGTGGTCGCGAACTGCACGGGGGACGGCACGAACTCGATGGCCGTCACGGTCAGCGACTCATCGGGCCTGACGTGGACCAAGCAGGCCTCCGATACCCAGACCGTTGGCTCAGCGACCTACGAGGTCGTGTCCATATGGACGGCTGTGGTGCCATCTACCGAGCTGACGCCCCCGGTTTTCGTTGCCGCCTACTCGCCCAGCCCGGATTGGGTGTCGGCCGCGAGCCCGAAGACGCAGACGGTCCCGCTCCCCGCCGGGGACGTGCTGGTGGTGCTCGGCGGCACCCAGAGCTCCACGACGACGCTGGGTATCCCGGCGGGCGGCCCGGCGGGGCTCGGCCTGGACAAGTCGTCGGCGGTGTCCGGGTTCTGCGCGGGGTACGTGTGGTCGGCGGTGGCCAGCGCGCTGCAAGTGACCACGGCGAGCCTTCCGGCCGCGACGGCGGGCACCGCGTACTCCTCGACGCTTACGGCCACGGGCGGCTCGGATACCGGCTTCACCTGGACGGTATCGGCTGGCGCGCTGCCGGTCTGGGCAGCGCTGAACAGCTCCACGGGAGTTATCTCAGGCACGCCAACAAGCGGCGAGACCGGCAGCAGCAGCTTCACGGCCGAAGTCACCGACTCTGCCGGTAACACCGCCACCGCGTCCCTGTCTCTCACCGTGGACGCCGCCGCCGGCACGCAGCCGAACGGCCCCTCGGGCTCCTGGACCCTCGCGTGGAACGATGAGTTCAACGACGCCACCGGCATGTCGGGTAACACGAACGGGCTGAGCGCGCAGAAGTGGAACGTCGGGTGGTTCTACGGCCCGTCCTCTCCCGGTGGCACCGGCTACACCGGCACGTCGTTCACCGACTCCAGCGGCGCGGGCGCGATCGAGTTCTACGGCAAGGGCGCGCTGGCGTTCCCTGCTGGCGGCGGCATGACGATGAGCTGCTACGCATCCGGCGACGGCCCGGATGGTGCGAGCTACAACTCAGGTGGCCACACGTCCACGTCAGAGTCCGGCGGCGTCAACACCGCTGGCATCATGAACATCACCCCGAACACCAGCTACAGCGTGCCGTCGGACATCGCGAGCACGGTCATCCAGGCCGCGAGCATCGTGGTCGAGATGAAGGCCCGGATGCCCGGCCCGAGCGCGGCGGCCGCTGGCTACTGGGCGTTCGTGGGCTTCTACAACGCCGGTAACAGCGACGTCCCCGACTACCCCGACAGTGGCTACTACGAAGAGATCGACGCCTGGGAGCAGCTTGGCAACGACTGTACCGGTGCGTCGTACGAGTTCCACCTGCACGAAGCGTCGACCTACAACGGATCGTCGTCCGCGCCGACGTCTCTCCAGACCACCGACCTGAGCCTGGCGTACCACACGTACACGATCGAATTCACCTATTCGACGATGACGATGTGGATCGATGGCGTCGAGGTCACCGACAACTCCCCGACCGCCGCTGAATGCGAAGCCCAGTGGGCCACTCCGCAGTACCTCAACATTCTGTTCCAGATTCTCGCGGGATACGAGCCTACCGGCAGCGGCGGCGCGACCCCGTGGATGATCGACTACGTCCGCGTCTGGACACAGGCATGACCGGCTACGCGCTGTCGGAGTCCAGCAGCGGCACTGGCCTATGGGGTGACATCGCCCTGGCGTTCTCCGGGTCGCCCGGGACCGGGGCTTCGGCGTCGGCTACCGGATCTGGCGCGCCGTCGCTGACCATCACCACCACCCAGAACCATTCAGCGATTGCCGTCCTGGTCCTGGACGCCGACGCCAATAACGGCAGCTCGCGGGCCTGGCTGACGGTCAACGGGGTCACGCCCAGCGCCGGCAATGGGTACGAGCAGGTGTACTCCTACAGCGCGTCGGAATACGCCGCCTACGTCGCCTATTACCCCGACGCTGGGGCGGCCGGGGCGCAGACGGTCGGCTTGTCCGCCCCGTCGATGCAGTACACGATCCTCGCCGTCGAGGTCCTCGGCGGCACCGAAGCCGCGGGCGCGGTCACTTCCACCGGCTCGGCGGCCCTGGCCGCGCTGAGCGCGTCCGGTGCGGGCGGCCCCGTCGTCCCGGTCACTTCCACCGGCTCGGCGGCCCTGGCCGCACTGGCCGCGTCCGGTGGCGTGATCCCGCCGCAGATGGAAGTGTTCGCGGACATCCCGGCCGGGGTGGTGACCTCCGGCGGGACCGATGCGCCGCCCGCGGGCACTGTGGAAACGTGGACGGTGTTCGTGTCGGTGCCGTTCGCTGCCGCATCGCCCAGCGGCACCCCGCAGACGTTCTTCTACGCTGCGGATCCGGTCGCCCCGTCCGAGATATTCCTCATCACCGCCTGCCCAGGCGGGACCGGTTCCCAGACGTGGACGGTGACCCGCGGCGCGGACGGCGCGGCACCGGTCGCTCACGGGGCCGGATTCACCGTCGTACAGGTGGTCTCACGGGCGTCGCTGAAGGCGTTGCAGGCGGTCCGGGGGACCACGGTCTTGTCCGGGGGGACAGCGACCGTCACCTGCTCCACGATCACCGCCAACTCGCTGATCTACCTGACCAGCCAGGCAGACGGCGGCACCCCCGGATGGCTGCGGGTCTCGGCCCGTGTCCCAGGCGTGTCGTTCACCATCACCTCAAGCAATGGCGCCGACGCGAGCACGGTCGCCTACGCGATCGGCTGACCGGCACCGGGGGAGTGGGCCTGGCCCCGGGAAAGGAGCGGCAGCCAGCCCCGGCAGAGAGGTGATCACGCATGGCCATGACGGTCACCGCCACGCAGGGCGGCTCCGGCGATATGAACGGCATCGCCCTCGATGTCCGGGTCGTGACCGGGGCGGCGGCCACCCAGAACGGCAAGACAGGCAGCTCAGTCACCATCACCACACCGCAGTTGAGCATCACACCCAACGCCACCGGGTCATGGGTCTACGCCTCGATCTCGGCGTACGGCAGCAGCAGCACGTTCACCGCCAACGGTGCGACGACCTTGCGCGAGAACGTCAACCAGGCCGGTAACCCCACCACGTACGGCACCGGCCGCACGTCGGCGACGACGACTGGCGGCACTGCGGTCACCGTAGGCGCGAGCGCACCTACTGGTTTCAGCGCCGACGCGATCCAGTTGGTACTAGCCGAGATCCTGGTCGCGGCCGGGTCATCGCTGGCTGAGGACTCGTCGACTCCGGCCGTGGCTTACACCACCACAGCGGAAACGGTCACCACGGCGTCGTTCACGCCGCCGTCCGGCGCCCTCCTGGTCGCGATCGTCGCGCCGAACTCGTCCGGCGCGTCGGGCACCCAGACCATCACCGTCTCCGATTCCACAAGCCTGACCTGGACGAAACTGATCGCCATCAGTTCGTCCGGGGACTCGGCGAACGGCATCTGGATCGCCCGGGTGCCCACGACGTTCACCAGCACCGGCAGCGCGGGCCTCGCGGCGCTGGGCGTGTCCGGGACCGTCGCTGTCCCGTTCACCAGCAGCGGGACAGCCGGGCTGTCTACGGCCAGCCTGAATGGCACCGGCACGGTCACGAACACGGTCACCAGCTCGGGCAGCGCCGAGCTGGCCACGCCTGGCGCGGCCGGAACGGGCAACGTCCCGTTCACCAGCACCGGCACCACCGGCCCGCCCGCGGCGGTCATGTCCGCGACAGGGACGGTCGCGAACCCGGTCACCAGTTCAGGATCGGCGGCCCTGGCCGCGCCTGGCATGGCCGGGACAGCCAGCGAATCGGGGACGACCGGCGCCAGCGGCTCGGCCGCCCTGCCCAGCCTGGCCGCGTCCGGGACCGTCGCTGTCCCGTTCACCACCACCGGCACCATGGGCCTCGCAGCACCCGGCGTGGCCGGGACCGGAACGACTGGGCCCTACACCGCCACCGGCAGCGTCCAAGCCGGGACGCTCGGCATGGCCGGGACCGCCAGCATGCCGACCGGGCCGATCACCACGTCCGGCAGCGCCGGGCTGGCCACGCCCGGGATGGCCGGGACGGAAAACCCGCCAGTAGCCCCGGCATCGGTGTCGTTCACCGCCGTACCGGGCCTGGCGCAACCAGGCGCGTTCACGCCCGGACAGCCAGGCGGCACCAACATCACCGGTACCGGGTCGATCGGCCTGGCCGCACTCCAGTTGCGGAAGCCAACGGCGCAAGGAAGCGGCCCGCTTCTGGCGTTCCCGTTCTGATCCACGCCTCTACTTGACCTGCTGTTTTGTTCGCATCCCGGCCTGTGGGGGCGAAGCTCCCGCAGGAACCGCAGCTACCAGTGACCTACCAAGAGGGGAGGCCGAGGTTGGAAGACGACAACCACGACCGCCGCCACCTGGGCGACGAGCCGGTGATCGCCTATTCCGTGAAGGACATCCTCACGGAGATGCGGGCCGACATCACCAACAAGCTCGACCGTTTGTTCGACCTGCTCGCGCTGAAAGCCGACAAGGGCGACCTTGCGGCGTTGCAGCAGAAGGTCGACGCCCACGACTTGCACCTGGCCCAGATCCAGGGCGAACTTGACCGCGCGCATAACCACGTCGCCTGGCGCAGTGAATGGCGGCGGTGGCTGATCCCGACCATCCTGTCGGTGGCCATGATCGCGATCATGATCGCGAGCATGTTCCTGACCGGCGGGAACACGCCCGCCGGCTGACCGCCCGCACAATCCCCCGCCCGTAGCCGCTGCCCGCGGCCCATCCGCCACTCCACCAGAAAGGAGGGGTGGCGATGAGCCGTACCGGCATGCCACCTTCCACGCACACCGAGCAGGAAGACCATCCGTGGGAGATCGAGATCCCCGATCACCCGCCCCGCACCGACTCCCCGGAGTACAAGCAGTCCCGCGCGACGATGAACCGCATCGCCCGGGAAGTCCACGGCTTCTACTACGGGCCCCCGCCATACCAGGACCATCACGGCGGCGGCCTGTGGCTCCTCGACGACGACGGGTGGTTCCTGGCCCGCAACCTGGCGGGTATCGAGTGGGCTAGCCAGTTTTGCGCCGACCCCGCCCGGGTCGACGAGCTCCGGGTCAACGCCCGCCGGATCTACGCCGGCTTTCCGGACGCTGTCCGCGAGCTGGGCATCCGTGAACTGCTCGACACGCCCATCGTGGACGCGGCCGGTATCGCCCGGTGGACCGACTCGATCTGCAACGCCAGCGTGCCGCTCACAGCGGAACTCCATACGGGCGTCTTGCCGCACGGCGGCGGTGTCCACCACTACCCGGCCCCGATCACCGAAATCCAGACCTTTACTCGAGGCGACTTTCAGCTGTGGGTCACCGACCGGGACGGGCACGCTCACGCGGTCGTACCGGTCGCTCCACGCGGGTCAGGGGACCGGCGGGTGCATGTCCTGTGGTCGGCGCCCGGTTCGGCGCTGCACGCCGAGCACCGGATGGCGCTGGCGGCCGGGCGGCGGCTGGTGCTGCCCGAAGACGACGACCTGGCCCGGCAGGCGTTCGCCCGGCAGGACGCGGAGGACGGCCAGTGAAGCTCCGGGCGCTGATCAAGGGCCCGGCTGCGCGCCGCGCCGTGTTCGGCGGCAGCGACGGCATGATGTCGCTGCTCGGCGTCGTTGGCTACCTGCTGGTCACGCATCCGAAGCTGATCTTTCCGACCGCGCTGTCCGGGGCGATCTCCTCCGGGGTGAGCATGGCGGCCGGGGACTTCATGTCGGCCGACACCGACACCCGCCTGCCCGGCGCGGCAGTCATGTTCGGGGCCACCGTCATCGGCGGGGCCGCCCCTGCTGTTCCGTGGGCGTTCACCTCCGGCGCCGCGGCGCTGGCATGCGCCGCCGGCGTGTGCGTCGTCATCGCCGGGCTGGTCGCATTCCTCCGGGAAGCAGGCCCGGGTCAGCGGTGGGTGATCGTCGGGCAGACGTTCGCGATCCTCGCCGTCGTCCTGATCGTCACCATCGCGTGTGACCTGTGGATCGGGAGCACGGCGTAAGCCGCTGGCAGCCGCCTCAAGCAGGTCGCAGGGGTGCTGCTGAGGACGAACGGGCAAGCCGGCGTCGTACCGCCGAGCACCTATCACCGCATGCTGAGTACCGCTTGACGAGCGTCACCGGCACTAGGAAACGCTGAGCGCAGATCACGCACGTCAGCTCGGCAAGGGGAGTGCCTGGCGGTACGGACGGAGGAACGCGCTGGGGTAGTTCGGCCGGCTCACCCGAGCGGGGCACACCGGCACCGTACTTGGCCTCGCTCTCGCTCATCCGGAACGCGCGAAGCGCAGCGCGATGAGCCGCAGTGCGCTCGTAGCGTCCATGGCGCGGTGACTGCCGTCCTTTGCCGTACATGTCATAGAGGTTGTCGGACTGCGAGCCATCGAATAGGTGGGTTATGTCGCCGCACGGTGGATTGTCGCAGTGGTGCAGGATCTCGGCCCCTGGCGGGATCGGGCCGTGCTCGAAGGTCCACACCAGGCGGTGTGTGCGCCAGAGCTTGCCCTGATAGGTGAAGGCTCCATACCCCTTCTCGAATCGCCCTCGCGTCCATTCGAGGCATCCGTTGGCGGCCCGTTTGAAGCCTGCATGCAGATCATCGGCTGTATTCGCCTTCACGTTCTAATTCTAGCAAGAGAGGGGGTAGGGGTGACTGCTGTTCATCGCCACCCCGTCAATCAGGCGCTCTACGACAATCCCTCGCGCGTGGACCGAGCGGTTGATCGCTTCGTGACGTTCTTTGGGTCGCTACGGTTCATCGCCTGGATGACGGCCTTTATCGTCGCGTGGCTCGCCCTGAACACGCTCGCACTCACAGACGCGATCCACTTCGACAGGTATCCGTACATCCTCCTGAATCTGATCTTCTCCACGCAGGCCTCCTACGCCGCGCCGCTGATCCTGCTGTCGCAGAACCGCGCCGCTGAACGGGACCGGCTGAAAGCCGAACACGACTACGAGGTCAACGAGGCCGCTCTCACCGAGATCCGCGCCGACCGCGCGCTGACCATGCGGGTCTGCCAGCTGCTCGGCGTGCCCATCGACGCCCCGGACGGTGACCCCGCCGGGACCGCACCCATCAAGGAGCAACCATGACCGCCAGCGCGGAAGGCCGCGACTACAGCGCCTATCAGGCCCCGCTCACCGCCGCGGACCTGAGCGGCCTTAGCTTCGCGTTCACCAAGGTCACGAACGGCCTGACGGAAATCGACCCGCACCTGGCCCGCAACTGGGCGGTCCTCGGGTCGTGGGGGAAACCTCGCGGCGGCTACCACGAACTCGTCGGATCGGCGTCCGCAACCGCGCAGGGCACCTATTACGTGGATGCGATCAAGGCCAACGGCGGGCTAAGGCCGGGTGACATCCTCGCGGTCGTCGCGTCCGACTATCCCGGTGTCACCGACGCGGACGTGAAGGCGTGGTGCGACAAGGTCCGGTCCCTCGCCGGCCCGCAGCACCCCATCGTCGCCTACACGGACTTGGACGTCGCCAAGACCCTCGTGGCCACCTCCGGGCACTATGACCTGTGGGTGGCATGGCCTTCCTCTTCTGCGCCCGGCCCGTCCCAGTGGGCCCCGGCGAAGTGGAAGACCTGGCGTTTCTGGCAGTGGGGGACCGAAGGCGGCGTCGACGCGGACGCTTTCAACGGCACCACGGCGGACCTCGATTCGTGGATCGCGGGCTACACCGGCTGGACGTTCCCGGAACCTGCCGGCCTGCACGTCGTGAAGCAGACCCGCGACGGTTACACGCTGGTCTGGGAGCCGGTGACCGGCCCGTCCGGCCAGAAGCCCACCGGGTACAGCGTCTTCACCTATGACGCGGCCGGCGAGCTGGCCAGCCACCAGACGGTCACCGGCACCGGGGCGTCCGAATACGGGCCCACCGGCAAGGGCCTGCCCGCTGGCCGGTACGAAACGCACCTGTGGGCCAACGGTGCCCCAGCCGGGCCGCCGCACGCCACCATCACCGTCACGCTGACCCGATAAAGACCCGCCCACGCCCCGGCCCGTGCCGGGGCTTTCGCATGCCTGGGGGATAGGCCATGTCGCTGACCTACGTCACCATCACCGGCACCTGGGAAGACGGCTCGGGAGAGCCGCTGAACGGGACCGCGACGTTCACGCCGTCCGCGAGCGTCTACGCCTCCGGTGTGCCCGTGCTCCAGGCAGACACCCCCGTCCTCGCGGCGATCACCGGGGGGCAGCTCCTCAGCTCCTCCGGTGGCCCGCTACGGCTCCTGCCGACCGACAGCCCCGTCACCGTCGAGGGCCTGACGGGCTTCTGGTTCTGGACCGTGCAGATCACCGTGGCCGGCGTCGACCAGGACCCGTGGTCGTTCTTCCTGCCGTCGACACCGGCCACGGTCGACCTCGGGGCGCTCGTCGGCACTCCCGCCGGCTGACACGGCCCCGCTCATCCCGCGTTTCCCGTGACCTGACTCATTCCCGTACCCGGCCTCCTGGCGACCGCCAGGGGGCTTTTCTCATGCCCCGGAGGCATCGTGTACGAAGGCGCTACCCCCACGAAGTTCGGTCAGTTCGCAGTCGCGGAGCCGCCGCACTTCGACCGGATGCAGCTGCACCGCGGCGAGCCGCTGCGGGAGGTGTCCTGGCCGATGGCGTTCGGGCCGCTCGATCAGGAGGACCTGATCGAGCAGGGCATCTTTACCGACAAGATCGTCATGGGCGCCGCGCGGGTCGACGCGCTCGGCTCGTGTACCGCGCAGTCGACCACCGCCCACTACGGGGAGCGGCTGCACGTCGCCGGGAAGGACCTCACCGCCGCTGGCCTGTCCGCGACAGACCTGACCGGCAACGAGGTGTGGGCGATCCGCTTCTACCACTCGTGCACGTCGCAGACCGGCGACCCGGCGCAGGAGTGGCCGCCGACTGACTGCGGGTCGACGGGCCTGTACTGCTGCAAGGAGATGCTGGCCCAGAAGCGCATCGCTGACTACAAGACCGCGACCGGCGCGGCCAACCTGCTGTCCATGCTGCAGGCCGGGAGCGCCATCATGGGCGGCCCGTGGTTCAACTCGTGGATGGCTGTCGACTCGGACGGGTTCGTCGACGGTGACGGCAGCCTGGATGCCCTGTATGAGGCGGTCGCGTCCGGTGTCGCTGGCGGCCACGAAACCACCCCGCACACGATCGTCCAGCTGGCCCAGACCAGCAACGGCATCGAGCTGGACAAGACCATCATCGAGGTGCGCAACTCGTGGTCGACCTCCTTTGGCCTGTCCGGTGATTACCGGGTTCACGCCAGCACTCTTCAGTTCCTCGCGAGCTATTTTGACTACAAGCAATTTGTGGTCTGACGCAGTAAAATAGGATGCGTGGCGACTCCTGAGCGGCTCGAATACCAGCGCCAATGGAAAGAACGGAAGCGCCGCGAAGAGGGCATACCCAAACGGGGAGAAAAACCATTCTGTGACAATGGTCACCCACGTACGCCCGAAAACCTATCGGGTAAGAGCGGTGACTGCAAAGCCTGCGCGAGGGAGCGCATGGCTGCGAAGAGGCGAGAGCAGGGGATCCAGCCTCGCCACCCAGGAGTTACCTGGACTTGTAGCCACGACCCTGGGACGAACATGAGGTACGTCAAGGGCAAGCCAAAGGGCTGCAAGGCCTGCCATCGAGAGAAGCAACGGACCCGCCCATGCGACGCAGAGCAAAAGCGCGCCTACGCCCAATCGCACCGGGACGAGATAAACACCCGGAGGCGCGCATGGCGCGCGGTTAACCGTCCAGACGCCGTTGAGTTCATAAACGGCGACGATTTGGCGGTCGAATACGCCAGAATCATCGACGGTGATCCGTGCGTCTATTGCGGACGGCCAGGCATCGAGAAAGACCACATCATCGCGGTAGCAAGCGGCGGGACAGGCGAATGGATCAACCTCGCGCCTATCTGCCGCCGCTGCAACGCGAGCAAGCAGGACCGGGACGTCCTCCGGTTCATGCTGCGACGTCTCGTCCTGGCCGCCTGATAAGGCTTAACCGGACGCGCCACCCCCTGAACGTTCCTGCCCCAGTTGAACGGAGACGACATGCTGGCATCAATCAAGGCGGCGCTGGAAAGCGCCAGGGCCGAGCTGGAGAAGCTGGCCGCCGAGGCAACCGGCGAGGCCCGCAAGCAGATCGAGGCCGCGCTGCAGCGCGTCACCGAGGCCGAGACGCAGATCAAGGGCCTGGTGACCAAGTACGAGCAGGACATCGAGGCCACCGTCGAGGCCGACCTGCCGACCGCGAAGACGGAGCTGGAGTCGCTGGGCAAGAAGCTCGTCGCCGACGTGCTCGCGATCCTCGCCTCGTCCGGGGTATGACCGACCCTGTACCCGAGGACGAACAGTCGCACGATCTGGATCCTGGGTTTCTCGGTGCCTGGCTGATCGGCATGGCCGCGGTCGCCGCCTACGTGGTGACGTGGCCGGTCCGGAAGGTCATGAGGCTCGTCCGAGGCCGCCGGTAAACCGCCCGGACACACGAAAGCGCCCGGCCGCCGGTCCCCATCACGGGACTGGTGGCCGGGCGTCTTTTTTTTGCTGCCCTACCGCCGCGGTGGCGCTGGCCGCACGGGCGCGCGTGCGGCTGCCTTCCGCTGGTTCCACTGGGCCATTCCCAGGACAAGCAGGACCCCGGCCAGGCTCCACAAGGCCCACGTCAGGGCGTAGATATTTATGCCAGCTCCGGCCAGGAGCAGGATGCCGAACAGCAGCAGCCGGACCGCACCCCAGGGCCGCCGGCGCCCGTACTCGTGGTGGCGGTGGCTCCATTCATCCGTGCTGACCCACAGGGGGCCGACGTCGATGCCTGCTCTCATTGCCTGTCCTCTGTATACGTAATGCGTCGTTTACACGACACATCGAACGAGGACTCTGCGGGCATGGCACAAGGCTAGACGGCGTCCCGGCGCGGGGTCACGCAGACGCACCCGGGGCCCAGCTTGCTGCTCCGAGTTCGCGTCCGGCGCATCGTCCGCTATCCT